TCTGAAATTCTACCAGGGATAGATTCCCACCAAGCGCTAATGGAGTTGCCCCATTCGTTGAGTTTGTTTTCTATTTGTGTTTTTGTAGAATCGTACCATTCAGAAATTGGATTCCACCAACCGTTGAACCACTCTGTTATTCTTGAGGGAATGGACTCCCACCAATTACTAATGATTGCGCCCCATTCATTAAGCTTCGTAGTCCAATTTTCCTTGGTAGAATTGAACCACTCTTCTATAGAAGCCCACCAGGTATTGAAATCATCAATTATTTTTTGGATTTGTTCATTATTCCATTGTTCTAATATTTGGCTGACATTTAAAAGCCAGTTATAGATATTACCTGGAAGTTTTTCGAACCATTCCCCAATAGTAGTATTCCACTCATCTAACTTAGTTTTCCAACTTTCCTTAGTTGATTCGAACCAAGTACTAATGGCATTCCACCATTCAGTAAGTTTTTGACTAATAATCTCTGGAAGGCTAGAGAACCATTCTTGTATAGCAGTTCCCCACAGTGAAAGTTGTAATGACCAAGCTGTTTGTTTTTCTACTAACCAGTTGAGGATTGTATTCCACCAATTTGATATCCATTCAGCTATATTACCCGGTAAAGAGATAAACCAATTTTTTATGGCAATACCCCATGCAAGCAACTGAAACCCCCATTCAGATGCTTTTGAAGTAATCCAAGTACTAATGGAATTCCACCAATAAGATAGCCAATTTCCTATATTACTCGGTAAATCCAAAAACCAATCTTTTATAGTGGTTCCCCATGTGAATAACTTACTTTTCCATTCAGATGCTTTTGAAGTAATCCATGAACTTATAGCATCCCACCATTGCGGAAGCCACTGAACTATATTTGATGGTAAGCTTATAAACCAATCTTTAATAGCAATTCCCCAATCCAACAGAGCGTTGCCGATCGATATAGCACCATCTTTAATCAGTGTCACTAGTTTTTTTAGAATGGAAGCATCCCATAAAGCGGCGATGATATTACCTAACCCTTTAATTAAATCAGAAGTTAAATTTTTAAAACTCTCCCATGCACTTGCCCAATCTCCAGTCAAAAGTGACCAGAACAAGTCAATTGTGTTACGGAAAAAAGTTAAAGACGTATCTAATACGCTTCCGATTATTTTCAACACATTATTTATAGCAGTTAAAACGTTGTTAAATAAGAAAACTAGAATCTTCATTATTCCATCTTTGTGTTTTTCAAATATCCGCATTATTTCTGAAAAATGCTTAACTATTATATTTTTAATTTCATTAAATTGGTTTCCAAGGCTACCTAATGATTCAGAAATTCCTTTTATTAATGATGAAAAAACTTCGCGAAAAGGTTTTAATACTGAAGTAAAAGCTTCTTGACGTTTTTTTGTTTGTTCAATACCTTGTTGTAATTTTTGGTATTCAACTTCAGATTGGTCGAGGATTTTATTAGCCTCTTCTTGAGTCATGCTTCCTTCCGCGACCTTCATTTTTAACTCTTCTTTTTTCTGAGCTAACATACCATCGGCATTCATCATATCTTCAGCGTGCTTCTTAGATAAAGCAAGTTTTTCATTATACTCTTCTTGCGTTATCTTCCCTTTTTTGAGATTCATATCAAGAATGGTTTTAGATTGAGCTAACTGCTGATCAGTTTGTTGCATTAGCTTAGCTGCTTCAACAGCCCTACCAGATGGATCAAGCCAGTCAGTAAGAGATTTAACAGCACTATTTGTTCCGTTTGTCATTGCAACAAGAGCTGGCTCGACATGTGAGAAAACAACAAGGCCTAAATTTTCTAATTGAGATTTAACACCATCAACTGCACCTGATAAGTTATTTGCCATTGTTTCCGCCATAACTTTTGCGGAACCTTCTGCGCTATTTAATGTATCTAACATATCATCAAAGGCAGGTTTACCACCCTTAATAACTTGAATCCACCCTGCATATGCTTCTTCACCAAAAATTGCTTTCGCAGCAGCGATTTGTTGTGATTCAGATAGTTTTCCAAATCCATCATGTAACTGTCCAATGATTTCATTCATCGGCTTCATATTACCTTGTGAATCTTTTACAGTTACATTCAATGCTGATAATGATTTAGCGGCTTCTTTTGGAGGCGCGGCTAAACGAGATAGACCGGCACGTAATGCAGTTCCGGCCATCGATGCTTTAATCCCATTATTGGCAAATATCTGTGCAATTACAGATGTCTCTTCAAGGTTCAATCCAAATGTAGCTGCTACTGGAGCTGCATATTTCATAGTCTCACCAAGCTGTTCAACGTTTAAGTTGGCAGTCGCTTGAGCTAATGCAAATACATCAGCTGCTCTTCCTGCTTCAGAAGCCTTCATTCCAAATGGTGTCATTGTATCTGTTACGATATCAGAAGCTTTTGCAAGGTCTAATGCACCAGCAGTTGCTAAATCAAGTAACGGCTTACTAGCTGCAATCATTTGATTAGAATCCCAACCTGCGAGAGCCATATATTCATAAGCCTCGGCTACGTTGGTAGCAGACCATCTGGTATCAGCGCCAAGTTTACGAGCGTTAGCTCCAAGCTCAGCCATTTGTAGTCCGTTCGAACGCGAAAGAGCTTCTACCTTTGACATTTGTTTCGTATACTCAGAACCAACATGAACTACACCAGCAACTGCTGCACCTACTCCGACAGCAATACCAACTAATCCACCCATCGCCACCGCAACTCCACCGATTTTAGAGCCTAATCCAGCCGCCGCTTGTCCAACTTGTCCAAACCCATGTCCTAATACACCAGTTGTTCTTTGTCCGCTTCTTTCAGCGTTAATCAATCCTCTTTGTAGCTGATCGTCCTTTAAAAAGATCGATCCAAACATTTTAAATAATTCCATTTATTCACCCGCCTTTCCGCGGATTTTAGCAACACGAGCAAACACTTCTTCTTTTGTTAATTTTCGTTTTGGTGTTTGTTCAGTGAAATTGTTATACTGATTTATTTGCTCTTGAGTCGGATTCTCACGTTTATGTTTAAATTGAGGGAATGTTTCTTCGCAATACGGCTGTAATGCGCACCATTCTTCCCATAACATGCGATCCATTTCCTTTTTCTTAGCGGCGAGATACAAATTAATAACTATCTCTGCTTCTAATCCACGTATGTACTCCATATTTGGATATCGAGAAGCTAATGTATCAATAAAATCTATTTCATCGATTTCGCCGCATTGGAAAAAAGACTAACCAAACCAATTTCTGAATTTTTAATAGTCGTAAATAGTTGTACTAACTCTTCTAAATTAAATGAACGAACTGTTCCCCATGCAGGTGATGTTTTTTTGCCGTTTTCATCTTCGTTAACTAGAAGTCCAGCTATAAATTCAAAAAATTCCTGCTCAGCTTCTTCTAATCCAAGGATAAAATTCATAATAAGGTCATATCCAAAAGTTTCTTGTGCAGCTAATACATCATCTTGTGTTGCGCCTTCTTTATTTCGTACCCCAGTCATTAAATCTTTAAGTAAGTTCATATCAACTTTGAATTTTGATTTCTTTAAGATACGAACCACAGAGAATAGGTCTCCACCATTAATTTTTCTAACTTTATATTCTTTTTCATTAATAATTACAGACATATTAAATCCTCCTTAAAATTGGTAAATTGTTCGAAATACAAAAAGAGTAGGGAATATCCCTACTCTTTAACCTGCTGGTATTAATTTAGCTGCTTCTGTTGCTGTTAAAATACGTTTTTTCCATGGTACTTTTCGAATGTTTTCTGGATCACGATGTCCTGTGAATGTCACTTCTGGAACAACTTCACTTTCGTTTTCAAATCCTAGCTCTAATGAACCGTCAGATAATGCGTTATATACGATAATTTCAACGATATCGCCACCTAAAGTTTCGCCAACCCATGCTACATTTTTAAGATAGCTTTCTTTCGTAAGGCGTTCCGTTGCTTCAATTACATCGTATTTGATAGTTTTTCCGTCTTTCGTAACGGTTTCTTCGAAAACTTTTAATCCAGCAATAAAGTTTTTAATTTTATCTTTATCAAGGAATTCAAGTGTTTTAAAGCTGATTTGAGTTTTTGACTTAGTAATACGTTTCATCCCCATAGTGTCACCTGGAGAACCATCATATTCAATTTCTTTAAACTCTGGTTCATACTTAAACGAACCACCACCTTGTGTGGCACCTACTGGTAATTCATCTTTTTCCCCGTAATTAAAGAAGAATGCCCCCCAGTCTCCGAAGAGAACATTTTCTGGTTTTGGTTGTGGAGCTGCCATATAATCAACCCTTTCTATTGTTTAAAATAAGTTCTTAAAATGAACCGCACTTCTTTGCGTATGATATTTGGGTCTGAATCAGGTACTTTCTGACTCGAAAGATAAGAAATAGCAGCACCAAATTCAGCGCTGCTTAATCTTTTTCTATGAAGATTTCTTTCTAGTTTCGTAATCAGTTCATCTATTTGAGCAAGATGAGCAGAAGTACCGTAAATATCAATTGTAAGCATGATATTTTTTCTTCCCCATGGTTCTTTATCATCATTAACCGTGTACACCAAATAAGGCATTACAGCGGTTATTTTAGCGATTTCATAATACGTTTCTTTATGAATCTGTTTTAATTCACTGTGTAATATATTTATAAAGTCATTCATGCTATCTACCTCATTAACGACGAATAGGTTCGCGTGCCAACTTGTGTAATTTGCGGTTTATTGCTCTCTGCTGCTGGTCTAAGAAAAGGCTGTGCATGTTGCCCTTGAGTTTTAACCATCTTCCCTGTTTTAGGGTCACAGTACATCCAAGGAGTTTTACGCCCATCACCGTCTACAGCATAAATTCCTGTTCCTTTCTCAACATAAATTCCATGATCAGCAGAAGTACCGATAACAACTTTTTCTTGCTCTGCTTTAGAACTAATGCTTCTTCTTAGATTGCCAGTGTCTACAGCAGCAAGTAATTTAGCTTTAGAAGATACAAATTGACCAATTGCAGTATGAGCTGCTTTCTTTGCAGCCAAATGTCTCGCCATAACAGCGGCTCTATTGGATTGGAATTTCACGCTCATATGGCAACATCTCCAATTCTATTTGAAAGAATCTACCCGCATTCATTGGATCGCCCGGATAAGTAACGCTGTATACCTTCTTATCGATAACTAATCTATCTTGAATAGTTACGTCGAAAAGCATGCAGTAAAAGAAATGTGTGCTTTTCTCTTCTACTTTCTTATTGCGAGCATCCTTTGTCCCTTGGATTGCATCCAATACACCTTTAATAGTATTGATTTCTTTCCATTCTTCTGTTGGATATGGTCCATCATCAAAACCAGCGTTGCGAAGTACTGTAGCACCCTTGCCAAACTTACGTAGCATTGACTGAATCATCGAACACGTAACCTCACTTTCAGTCCTTTCATGATGCTTGCTGGATAATCTCCCACGTCATCATAAGTAACAGAATAGTTACCTAATGATTCGCTTTTCTTCCCTTCTCTCTCCCGCTCCTTATACTGATGAACCACCATTTTAGCGATGATACCAGGATAAGCAGGAGGGAATTCAGGAATAGTTCTATTGGTATACTCTGCAACCATTAACATTGTATCTTCAATGCTTATTAATAAATTTTCATCACTTATATTAGGTACTTGCAGTTTTACACGTTTTAAAGTTTCTGCTTTCATATCTTCCATCTAATCACCTACTTACGTAAAAGAAAAAAATGGAGAAGGCTTATTAAGCCCCTCCACCTGGTTTTTCCGGAGTAATTGATGTAACTGTAGCTGTAAGTACCGCTATTGACTCTTGACGAAGGATATCTCCACCATAAACCATAAGACCACGAATACCATCTGCAAAGGAATTTTGCAGACGTTGTGCCTCTGTTTCAGTTAACTGTGTCCCGTATCCAATGGCAGACTTATGAAGACCTAAAATTTTATACTTACCACCAGTACCGTGAATTTCTTCTGATACAACGATTTGTGATCCATTAATAATCTGTCCTTCAACAATACCATTTTCTAAAACAACAGGTTGCTTAGTAAAGCGATCATCTTTAGATAATAAACCTAAAACCTGAGAATTGATTATTGTGAATCGTTCAGTTTTAGGAACCTTTTTAATATTTAAAATCGTATTTAAGTCTACAATGTAATCATATGCATTTTTAGGCGATAACTCAATTGGACTAGAGTCACTCCCAATTGTATGAGTTTTATGAGCGTCTTTATAAAGCCCTAATACGAATGTATCAACGGTTTCCTGAAGTACCGCTCCTGCCTCTTGTGTATGTGGGTCGATTAAATCTCCAGCAGCCTGAACTGCATCTACATCATCAACTTTGAAAGCAAAATACTTTTGTTGATCCATATTAATTTCTACTTTAGAAGGGTTGGTATCATCCCATTCGATTGTACCATTATAATCTTTTACATTTACTGCACCTACACGATTAAAGATAATCTTATTACCTTCGATTTTCGTTGGCGTTGTTGTAATTAAATCTGCAATAGAACGCTTGTGGAAGTTCGCCATCAAGCGCGCTTCCCAAATTGTTGGAATAAAAGTTGATACTGACATATATTAATTCCTCCTTAATGTTTTTCCATAACAAAAGAGATCACTAAACTAGCAATCTCTTTTGTTCGTTTTATATTTTTTTGACTGTACCATTCAAATCACTTAACTTTCCTAGTGCTACTTACCCCAATTGCGCATATCCTTCTGAATTTGTGCCCAGTTCGCATTAATTTCAGCTTGACTCATTGAATTTACTTGTTCTCTCGTAAATCCCCCTCCAGTTCCGCCACTAACATGGATTTCTCGGCCAGCAGCTTTAAATTTTTCAGCCACTTTTACTTCTAATGCAGTAGAGAATAAATCATTAAACTTTGACACCCTAACTTTTGTATCTTCTACATCTGAACCAATAACAAAATCTACAAATTTAAGATCCAATCCAACCGCTGATAAACCATCTGATGCAACACTCTGCATTTCTTTCTGATGAAGTACTCTTTCTCGCTCTTCTAGTTGTTCCTGAAGTTGCTTCATCTCATATTCAGCTTTCTCTTGTGCAGTCATAGAAGCGGTTTTATAGTTCTCTAATTCCTTTTTTGTTGCATTCAGTTCTTTCGAATATTTAGAGCGCACTCTATCTTCCGCTGATTGTACCATCTTCTCAATAAATGTTTTTGTTGCATCATCTAATTTCGGTTCTTTTTGTTCACCAACTGGCGGTTCTTTTTGCTCTTCAACTAGTGAATCTTTCATATCATCCGCAGGTGATGTTTGTTCATTCTGTAGTGTCTCATCTGCAGGTATTGCAGGATCAGAAAAGAATTGCAGATTTGATAAACGAAACGGTAACTTTGTTAGTTCTCTTTCTTTTAAAAACTGTACTTCCGCTTGCTTTTGTAATTGTTTCATTATTATTCCTCCTCTGAGTTCCTATAATTGCGCCCTATTAAGTTCGTAATCTATAAGCCCTCAAGTGTTTTTTATTATTCAAGAGAGTCTTTCCATTCTTCATAACTAACTGCGGTAATAACCTCATTCTTACCTGTAGTTGGGTTTCTGGCCCTTCTCTCAATAAATGGGCTAACATCCGCTACCTCAGTAATGAAAGTACAGCGGCATCGTACAACTTCTTTAGCAGGTAAATTACTATCATGTGGATATTCGCAACTATAACCACCGACTTTAAATAATCCTTTAAACGGTACTTTTTGATGATCTGCTGCTTGGTGAGTAGGACGCGTACGTTTATCTAATGTAGAAATCCAAATCTTCTTCATTGATACACCTTCATCAAAAGCGTGAGAAGCACTGTCATAAGTACCTAAGTTTTGCACCCTAGCACTTTCTGTCCAAGCGACCATTTGGGCTTTCTTCGCATCACCATCAAGTATCGGCTTAATCCGATTTGCCATTGTTGCATATCCTTCGCCTTTTCTAAGACCGATAGATAACTCTCTGCGTATTCGGTTAACTATCTGTACTCGATGTGTACTTAACCTTTGATTGAGTGTCATTTTATCGATTGGCATTTGTACCGCTCGTTTAATGACGTTCGGGTCAAGAAGACCATACGAAAGAGCCACGCCGACTTCTTTCTCGATGAGATAACTCGTATAATAAAAAGACTCTCCATACTGATTGGAGAGCGTTTCATTGAGAGTTTTCTTTTTCTCATATGTTATTTCATTAATTACTTGTTGCAGTTCACTTTGCATGCTCTTATATCGATTGAATCGGCGCATTTCCTGCATACTCAACTGCTCATTTACGGCATATTTGGCATAATAAAAAGCCAGTATTCCTCTGACTTCTTCTAAAACATCTTTATACAGGTAGAGAATTTCCTTTTCCAGTTTGTCCTCTATCTTTTGGAGGTGTTTCTGCTTCTTGTCCCATTCCATTAGGCTCACCTACCTTGTCGAGATTCATGGAATCAGCCTCTTCTTCCTGCATCTTCTGTATCTCCGCTTTCGGATCAGAAACAACAGATAACATAGATAATCGTGTTTCTTCGCTTACTAAACCTTGGAGTTTAGACTGCACATCAGCTTCATCAGCTAAGTTAGCTGGAAGGTTTCGCGTGAATTGGAACGTCATACAAAGGTAGTCTAGCTCTCCTTTATTTGAGCGTAAGTTCCAAGCTTCAAACAATAACTTAAATTGTTGTCGCAATGACTTAGTAAACTTCATTTCTAATGTTCCTGATTTAGTTTCTAAAGCTAATAACTTGTAACGAATAGCAACACCAGTAAGGTTACCACCAAATGATTCATCAGAAAGGTTCACATGCTTTGTGAAACGGCATATATTCTTTTCTAATCTGTCGAGATGGTGTTCAAGTATGTTGTCATTAAGGTTCTTAGTTAAAAAAGAAGCCTCACCATTCTCACCTACATCAAGAGCTCCTGTTTGTTTTAGCTTCTCGATAGTATCATCATCTATATCAACGCCTTTAAAGATCATATAAGCCAGACGAAACTGTTCAATTTCACTGTTTACATCGGAAAACGAACGGTCGTAACCTTCAATAAGTGATATAGCTTTATCTACATCTCCTTGTAATTCTTCATTGTTAGGAAACCCAATAAGTGGCACACCTTTAAATAAGTTTGGAATACGGTCAGTCTCTGTTAACTTATCTAAATCTTCACCAGTGTACTCAATAATGTTTGTTTCATTGTAAAACTCTACTTTGTAACCATCCTTGAAATCATCACCATCAATTACTTTGATTGGATAGCAGCGTATAGCGTATTTAGGTTCTGCAATGCTTGAATTCGTAAGAAATATAGCTTCGTAAGGTTTGATATTCATAACCTTTTCGATGCCTTCTTTATCGTGATACAGTAGTCTCGCTCCGTATCCACAAATAGAAGCGAACTTCCCTGTTTCTGCGTCAGCATCCTCAGTATGATTCGCTTTTAAAAAGTCCTGAATACGTTTCAATACTTCATCATCTTCATGATCTAAGCTGTATGAGATAGGCAACCCAAACATATAACCGATTTTTGTATCAATAATTTCAGAAAAGAAGTCATTGTTTAGCTTATTGTTAACCTTATCTTTATTACCATCACCTTTAAACTCGCGAGTAAAGATAGGCACACCCTTTTCACTTGCTTTGTATCGCTCGTACCTGTTAATCATGCGTTGTTTTAATGGTTCAAACTCATCAATAATTTTTTTTAGTAACTTTGATGTAGGCTCGCCATTCTGTTCATCCAGCAACGGAATATAGTGTTCAAACATCGTCTCACCTCCTTAATAAATTGATTTAACAGCTCTTGCTTTTCTATTTTCACTTTTCTCTGTATAAATAGCATATCGTACAGCATCTAATACATCGTCCCATTCCTTCACTGGTTCACCTGTTTTCTCATTCCAAACATACATGAATACTTCTTTCTTAAATCGCTCCACACGCTCAGATACAGCCTTGAAGCTTTCTGTTTTGATGTACTTTGCAACCATTTCTATACCAGATAAGACAGATTTATCAGCGTTTCTTGCTCGTAATCCCTCTCGTTTGAATCGTTTTATATGTTCAGGTCTTGCACTGTCACAATAAAAAAAGATGTTTCCATAACGTTCTTTCACGTCTTTGGCCACACCTACCCAATAATCTATTTCCTCATGTTGTTTCGCATACTCTTCAAGCAAATACAGATTTTCTTCATCATCTTCTCCTATAACAACAATGGACCCAAAATGTTCATAACCCCAATCGACACCAGCAAAGTATTTCGTGAATTTAATATCTTTTAGATCAGTTTCTTCTATATAATGTACATCCTTATTAAAGTCTTTATATACAACTCCATCAGCACTGCACCATAATCCCTTTATGTTACGGTCATAAAACATTCCTTCAGGAGTAGAAGCTTTAATACGCTCTCTGTATCTTTCATTTAAGAATGTATTATCATCTAATTCATATTGAAATGCTTTGATTGTTACGTTGTCGTCTTTATCGATGTAATCTACTTTCAACCAATGTTCCGGATGGTCTGGGTTTGTATCGACTAATATACGAGCACCTTCACCACTGCAGCGTGATTTAATTTCATCGAATACATCTTTATTAGCAAGAGAACCTTCATTCACATAAGCGCCATAAGCAGTCATACCGCGAATAGTATCTAAATGACTTATCTTAGAATGACCAGTACAACAAACAAGCACTCCAAATAGTTTAAAACGATTATATTTATCCATTTGAAAATCCAGGCCATACTTATTTGTGAGTTCAATCAATACGTTCTTTGCTAATGTACCTAATGAAGCGCCAGCCAATATATACTGTGGTAAATCTACACCTTCATTATCAGCAATTCTTCTTACTCGTCTTAACTCAGCAAGGAACAAATCATTGTTTAAGATTGTTTTACCAGTACGTTTAGCTCCATGCTGTATTAACATGAAGTAGTCATTGTTATAAACGTAATTCAATACTTGTTGTTGCTTTTTGTTATATAGCTCGTTCATGCTCATTTCTTAAACGCACCTTCTAACTTATCCAAGTATTGACCGATTTTGTCTTCTGCTGGATTTTCGTCTTTTAATTCATTTCTAATCTTGTCTATTTGAGCATTCATCAGGCTCAATTTAGCACGTCTTTCATCATCTATATTAGCTAACTTATCAAAGTCTCGAATAAGCGAAGACAAAGTGCTCATTGCTCTGGATTGAGCGTTTAGGAATGTGGCATGTTTGTCCCAAGCGAATTGGATTTCCCATTCTTCTTCAAATCCACCCTCTGTAACTTTATTCTTGCGTAGTTCCTTCGTTGTATCTTCTTGGTATTTAACAAACATCAATCTTTGTGCTCTAATAATAGCAGTGTATTGAATCGTTATATTTTCCCATAACATATCAATTGGATGCTTCTCCAAGATTTCAGCAGCTAAATCCGCCACATCTTCTGGAAAGTGTTTGCGGAAAAATCCATGCGTCATAGCGTTATGGTTCCCTTTTGGAGCGCCATGACCCACAGCATTCTTATTACCCCATTTAGGGTTCTTGTTACCCGAATTACCCACCGCATTCTTATTTCCAATGGATGCACCTGTTTTCTTGGTTTGGGCGCACCCTTTTTCATCTTTTTGGTGCACCCTCTTTCGATTCCAACCATGCCTTTTTCTCCAGGACTTAATTGTATTAATACTGACCTCATATTTTTCAGCCAGTTCCTTGTACTTCATACCTTGCATGTAATCTTCTTGAGCTAACTCGTGTTTTTGTTTCACTTCATATCACCCACCACCTTCTATATAATAGGAAGTAACTTGTCTAGCTACGCCTTATGGTGAACATTAAATTACTTATTGTTTGAATCTAATCATTGTTATATAATATTTTAAGTCTTTACTTATATGCGATTAAGATATATCGGAATTAGAAAAAGGAATCTTTCGGGATTCCTTTTTTCTATAAGTATTGAAATTCTCTAAAACTCGATGTATTATATTTTTGTGTTTTTCTCAGTTCCCAAGCCGAGAATACATCATCACTTCTGAAAGGACCCGAACTCCAGCGGGTTCTTTTTATTTACTTGAACTCATTTTCGAATTATTGTATTATATTTTCGGGTCTTGCTCCATAAATCATTATCAGGAGAATCTGCAGGTTTGCAGGTTCTTTTTTTATAAAATAAAAAAGCAGCTGTTAGGCTACTTAAAGTTCTTCTTATCACCAAATAAAATGGTATATATATTCTCCGGTTATACTTTCATCAACTCCTGCAACCCTAGCAAATCTCACCATGTCCGCCCCCTGAATGAAATACATTGTTAGCATGACTGGCACCCGCGACCACATAACACGATAAAGCTCATTCACTCTTTGCTTAGTCGTAACAATTAAATCATTTGCAGGTCCATTAATCCATGCAGTTGTCCTAACTGAAGTAAACGGAAGATTTATCCCATTAACAACTATTCTTGCCATACTTTGCGTTATATCCACATCGATCCCCTCATTCCAAGAATCAAATCTGTTTCCCATATTTACATAAGTATTCTTAGCTATAAGAAATGTTTAAAGTGAATTCCTTATAAAATAAAAAAGTAGCGGGTTCGCTACTTCCATTAATACACTTTAAATCAATGTTCATTTCATAATAAATTAGTAAAAATGTAAGTATAGGGTAATAAGTAAGAATATAGTCTTCTTACAGAACGACATATACTTGTATCTAATTATAATTTATACATACAAAATATACATATAGGTGCGCGTAACTATAAACTATAAATACTTAACTTTCCCTATTTTCGTTCGTTGTGTTCGTTTGTTTTGTAAAACAGGGCAAATCTATCAATTCTATTAAATCCATCAATTCAACTATTACATATTATAATTCGATTCATATACTATAGTAGATTGCTAGAAAGGAGGCGTAAGTATGGACAGTTGTGTTTTATTCGTTAATGGACAACCTTTTTTAGTGGTCTCAGTCGCTGGAATTGAAATTGCTAGATTAGAGCTTTCTCTTCAAGTAGCATTGACTTTAATAGCATTAGGGATTCCAATTTGTGCGTAAACCTTAGGTATTTATTAAAAGGGGGCTTTTGTCCTCTTTTTTATTTTTTCATTATCTTTCCTTAACAACAAACAAGACGCCACCCAAATCACGGCAACGCCTAAGATAATTGCTATACACATGTTTGTTCTATCTACATAGTAAAATAAAACAACCATAATGAACACATCATAAGATTAGTAACCCTATTTTCTGTCCGTTGATTATTATGTTTATAAACCTAGATTATGCACATCTATATTCAGTGAGCGCATACCCTATTACATGAATACTACTTTAGGAGTGATTATATTATGAATCCTTTACCGATGAGGATTGTTGTAGCTCCAGCTTCATCTTGGCAACATTTACCTCAATATCCTTCGTATGGTCAATATGGTATGCACCCTGGGCACATACCCTTTACTCCTACAATTCCGCCTTATCCCGTAATATACCAATATCATTATCCTTTTCCGGCATTGTATTTCCAAGAGTTTCACGGTACATTTAACATCTAATCTAAGTAGAAAAATATCTGTTATCTGTACCAGGATGAGTCAATTCGCATTATACCTAAAACAGTATTTAAATACGTTTAATGTGTAATTTCTATATAACAAAGAAAAAAGCGCCCGTTATGGATGCTTTTTCCCTACTTTTTATTCATTAAAAGGACGTAATTGTCGTTTATTACAACCATGACATTTATACCACGCTACTTGTCGATCATAAACTTCCGTTACACCGTTTTCATTTTCAATTCCTTTCTTCTGGTTTTCCCATTGCCCGTCCTGAACGCATCCTTTTCCACAATACAAACATTTTTTCGTCTTCGATACCTTTGTTCCCCATTTATGAGGTGTACCAACACTCTTTAAACCACTTCCCAAATTTAATTTCCATTGTTTCTCTTGTTGATTTTCTTCCCCTGCTAATTTTCCAGTATATTTACCTTCGAATTTATGCATTTCTCTTCGTTCCTCTCTGTATTAAAGTTCCTTCCTTATTAATACAAGGGATTCGTGAATAAAAGTCAATAACAAAATAAAATCCATCACCGAAGTGATAGCTTTCAAGGGGATGGAGAAACATTCACGAAAGGGGAATTTTGAAATGAATCAATTTAAGAGCAATGTTCTTACTCTTCTCCAAGCCACCGCATCATATAATTTTTTAGCTCTTATTAGCTACGCGTTTTACGTTCGGTGACTGGGAGAAGACTAGGAATCTTCTCGTTTATACTCCGTAGAGTCGGTCAATACTTCAGCTTATCGCCTTCGCAAACCATTTTCATTATATTTCGTCCCGTGACAGATGAAATAACAATGTAATCATATAAAGGGAATCAATCTTTATATTCATATCAAGACGGTACTGCATTTTTCCACCGCCTTGTTTGAACCAATACACTAAGGGGACGGAAGGGGAATGTTTCCGCTGTATTGGCTCAAACAAAGAGTGGAACTCTTTGCCCTCGTTTTGGTCATTAATAAGAATCATGGATAATTACTAATGTACGAGATACGTATACTTTTTAGCTTTTTAGAATGCAAGTGTCACTCAATCATGAGCAACCACCCCCATTCCATTTTCAAGAACCGACATATTAGAGGGAAATAGACTTATATTTATTATCAACCCAGAGGACGCATTCCGAGCTGATTAATAAATACAATAGAAACAGCATGACGAATGCGAGTTATCTCACACCCGTCACACTGGAATATGTCTTCATTTGTTTTAATTGGTCTTTTCGTCATAACACGGGTTCTTACCGCCTTGCCCGCCCTACCATGCGGTATACGTTACCGTGACATTCTCGCATAAGAACGTTTCACTTATAGGTGTACTAATCCTCTTCGATATGCGGTTGTCAAAGAGCTTGTACATATAATTTATCTTTATTTTCATTTACAAAGTTCCCCCTTTTTATCCCCTAGTTTGTCGATGCTTTTTAGTCAAATATGATTGGTAACATAGAAATTTTATAATTAAAAATAAAATTGGACAAAGACTGATTAATCTAGTCTTTGTCCAATTTAAGCGCCCTCATTTACTATCCATTTAATATTTCATACATGCGATTTATTTCGTCCCTTGCACCCTCATCGTATTCTCCGATTAAATGCTCCCTCTTTTTAAATTTATATTGATAGTCCGTTTCTGAAATATCACCTATTAAATTATAATTTTCATATTGATAAATACCATTTACACCCTTCTTATACCGCCCTAACGCTATTAATATTATCCTGCTTGCCCCAGCTTTAAGTAATAAGTTTCTAGCGGTCTCAAAGGAAATACCATTTGTAATATAATCATCAATTACACAAACAACATTCCCCTTAATTTTCTTTGAATAGTATGGGTTTAATTTAATAGAATCAAAATGTTTCGTACAACCCTTTTCGAGACGTACTTGATGATCTGTATTACGACTTTTATTTACAATAGTATGTCTAATAAATAAGGGTTGACTTCTTTGTTTTCCTGTTAAATACCGACACCTTTCCTTAAGCTCTTCGAGTTCATTATTGATTTCGCCACTTGAAGAAGGGAAAATCCCCCATATATCTACTTTTTTTAATTCATTTGACTTCATTACTCCTGAAATCAAATGAAAATAAAGCGTATTAAAATACCTTCTATCACCAGATTTTAATAACCTTTCAAATCCCTTTAAAATCGTTACTTCCGTTTCATCCCTATTAAATGTATTCGCAGATGTTAATGCTAATACGTTAGTGGCCTGATCTACTTCTAATTGAAAATACCATCTATTTTGATTATCAATTAATCTTATTGCTTCGAATAACTGTTCAGGTCTTTCTAATGTAATACCATATCGAGCAGGCTTTGTTTCTTGTATTACACTCCACCCCGGATTAATGATTAGCATTTTTTTATTAGCCGCTAATATTAAATCGTCATCACTACTACCAACCAAAATATATCTACTTGCATTCCCCTCATTGACTTTCTCTCGAATTGTTCTACGATATGTACAAGTTACCTCGAATCCAAATGATTCTCTAAATATTTTTTCCATAATTTTTAAATGTCCATAGGTATGAGAAATGACTATTATCTTATGTCCATCTGCATTTAAATTTTCGAATAACTCCTTGATACCTTCATACATCTTAAAATCTTTATCAAAAACTGTTAACCTAGCCAAAACAATTCCTTTTGCCATTTTAAGTTCCCCCTATTTAATAAAAATCAATAATTAAGATCATTTATATCGGTATATATTCGAGCACTATTGCTAGATAATATCTTTAAGACACCTGTAGAATTATTATTAAAACAATATAAGGGTCTTTTTTGCTTATAAGCATACCTAGCAGTATGCATAGTACCACTTTTCTCTGAACATTCTGCTATAATTACAGCATTACTTAAGCCAGAAATAATTCTATTACGATGAATATAATTCGTTTTTTTTAATACAGATTCATTTTTATAGTACTCACTCATTAATAGACCATTTTTCGCTAATATTTCATCAGCGTAGGATCTATGTCTCTTTGGAATAACATTATCAATTGGTCCTGGAAGTACAGCTATCGTTTTCCCGTTATTATTCAAAGTGCATTTATGCGCCTGAATATCAGTTCCAAATGCTAGACCACTTGCAACTACAATATTTTTTGCCACCATTTCATTTACAGTACCATCTATCTTTTTCAGAGTTTGAGCTGTTGGATTCCTTGTTCCTACAATAGAACAAATGAATTTGTTTTCTAATAATGTTCTATTCCCCCTCATAAAAATAAAAAAAGGAGGTGTTGGAATATTCTTTAGAGAATTAGGATAGCCCTTTTCATAATATATAAAGTATTCTATTTTTTTATCTGAAAAATCAGCTAATACTTTAGAAATGTTTGATTTACTCTCTTGAATAGAATCTATTGAAGAAAGTAATCCAAGTTCTTTATCATTAAAAACACCTAATGAAAATTGTAATTCTAAAAAGTCCCCTTCTAGCAGTTGATTTAATTGTTCTTCACTAGCTTCTTTGTATAACCTACTGAGTGTAGCTAATGAAATTCCTAAATCATAGAGAATAAAGATGGTCTCTTTTACGCTCATACTATTCTCCTTTCCAAGAAAATTGCTGACTTATAATTTCGTACTACTTATCTAAATAATAGTAATTCTCTTGGTTCTCCATCCATTTCATCTCAATTATTAAATAATAAGCAAAATGAATAATCTTTTTTCATAAATTTTTAAAAATTCATTTCACAGCTCTTACTTTAAATACATTATATTTTCTCCATAAAAGAACAGTACTATAAGTAGTTTATCACATAGTATACTTCTGCTTGAATACTGATATTTATAATAACTATGTATTAAGATTGTTCATTAAGATGATTATCAAAATTTATTATATCCGCTTTCTAAATTATACCTAATGCAGTTGCAATTAATCTAATTGCATTCTTCTTCTTCTCATAAAATGAATCTTTCTTAATAAGTAATTGATTGTAAATAAAATCATCTTTTAATTTTTTATTACTCAAAAATTTCATCTCAATAATCTTTACTTCATCTTCATCCAAGCAATGCTTTAATGCCTTATCTACCTGTTTAAACTTAATTTGATTAACTCGCTTTGTATTACGAACTTCAGGGAACAGACTAATCCCTTCACGTTGTTGCTCGGCTTCATTTTCAAAACATATCTTTAATGCCCTGTATTCTTTTAAGATACTTACCACTTCTTTCTGGACCCTCTTTTCTGTTTCTCTATCAAGTTTTGGCAAGAATGCTAATTGTTCCATGATGGACTCCCCCTATTTCTGAATTTGTCTTTTTTAACATCACATCAGGTACGTGAAATTTTAATATCTTATTATTGAATAAGGGAAACATGCATAGCGAGTAACCACCACCAATCCACTCTGCATGGTTCTTTTATCCATTAGGCCTTTAATAGTTTGTGTTTCTTATTAGCCATTTTCTCTTTTGCTACCTCAATGTTACTCGATACCCTCTTATGGTCCAGATCAAACTGAATCATTCCATCAAATATAGCTGGTGCTACTGCTTCATCTACGTATTGTAAGTAATCGATCGGCGCTCGTTCTGTCTGTTCTACTAAATACCCATAAATATTAAAATCTGCTCTTGGTATAGACTTTTTTCCTTTTGGTTGATGAGACATTCTTACATAAGATTGAATAACTGATAGTGGTACCACAAATACTGACTTGTCCTTGCTAAACTCAATAAGGAAGAAGCATATCGCTCCCATCTTCTCCGCTTTCTCCAGGTAATCCAATTGATGCTGTGCAATGTTCTTTAAATCAAAACGTGTATCTTTCTCTGTAGACTTCGCTTCAAATGCTACAGCTCGTCCCTTATATACACCGTCATAGTCTACTGTGCTCTTTGCTTCATAGAATCCATTTAGTACACGGCTACCTTTGCTCTTTAACACCTTCACAGGAGTCGGACGCTTGTTAATAAGTGCCACTCCCCCTCTTTGATACATTTCATTCGCTAAATTGATAAGCATTTCAAATGCCATTCCACGGTTTCCTAGTCCCATTGTTATTCCTCACTTTCTATTAAAAGGATTATTTTAATAAAATATATACAACTTAAATTTTATGCATTTATGCATTTGTATATTGATATATTAATAAATAAAACTATTGGTGTTATAATTAACATATTCTAACATTAGGAGTGAATACTATGAGAAAAATTGATAGCTTTTTCGAATCATCATTGAGTACCTGCAAGACATTGCAATTGAGTTTAATTCCAAATATCCCTGGTAAAGAAGAAACTGTAAATCATAAGTTAGTTTCTTATAACTTAAAAGAAACTGTTTCAGGTTATCTATTGGAACTGAATTTAGAAAACCTAGAAACAAAAGAACAATATACATTCACATACAATGACATTCAAAAAATCGAAGAACATGAAGCCTCTACACACCAGAATCAAAAATATTATATTTACTGTCTAAACAGACGACTATATAATGACAAACATAGCGACACACTTCTAGATGGTAGAAATTTAGCTGTTTCATATACGAATAATTCTTATATCGATACATACAGAATTATGACTTCAAAATAAACTAATTATCACTTACCATCTAAAAACTTAGTATGTATTTTCAAAAAATATATACTAAGTTTTTTTATAAGCATTCCTCTTTTCTACTCAAATAGCGTTTTAGATTTACTCCTCAATCAAATAAAACTGTGTTAAAATTAACCCATAATTTGTAAGGAGGTATGTAAAATGCTCTCACCATATACATGTGTATCTTGTGATCAACCTCTCATACAACACGATGAACATTCATTTATTCATTACTGTACTAATCCAAATTGTGAAGAAGCAAAATTGCATTCGGCTCTGTTAGAAGAGATGGGGTTGTGAATCCTATCTCTTTTTCTTTCCAATAAGGATTTTGTTTAAAATTCATTAACCTTATTGATTCCTTTGCATACAGTATTATCACAAGAATTTCAATAAGTGCTCCGCTCTAGTTACCTTGAATTTCTTGCAAACCTTGTGGGAAGAATCCGTTTATAACAAACGGGTTCTTTTATTTATTCATCATAAAATAACTATTTTGTTCACTTTTTTGATACATTTACGAAACATTCATATGTTATCTTCAGTAAGTTCTTTTCTTTTCATAAAATTGTGTGAGTTATACCGACACAAGAAGCCCTAGATCCCTAAATCTAGGGCTCCTTCGTTTTAATAACTATGTTGCTTGATTTGATGTATAGACAACTATATATTTAGATGTTAAAATATTATTGTGATTCCCACTTGGTTTCACATACGACTCTTTTTCTGTGATTATGGGGTTCTTACGTAATAGTAAGGACCATTTTTTTATTTAGTGCCCATAGCCAGTAAATCCGAAGCCCATATTTCTTTCTGATTCCAATAATCCCAACGTTTCTACTAACGCTATGACGCCTACGAGTGCCTCGTTCAATCAAATGAGTTTCTACCCTTTAAATACGTCATAACGCTATGTCTCCTAATCTAAATTCATTATCTCTTCTAAGGTTCTATCAGAAATATAGGTAGTGATAATCTGTATCTTTCCGTATTTTCTTTTAGCCATTTCTATAGCTTCGCTCTCGGACTTCGCCTCAAACCAACGAAGCTTCCACTTCTCGTCTTTGTCGTAAAACTCTACTGAGTACGTCATAACGCTATTACGCTTCAAGAATTTATCTACGGTACTTGTTGCGGTATAATCAAAACTTCCGACTACATCCTCCAGTGTTAGTTGTTTCATGCCCCTAACCCCATTGGACGCGATTTGATTTTGTTCTTATCTGCCTGATCCATAATTAATGCGGCGATTTCTAGTTGATGCCTTCCTAGCTCTTTTACTATTTCAAGAATATCTTTATCCTCATCCCACATTTCTCTTAATCGAATCACTTCGCTTTCATCAAACACTAAATCCAACTCTTCTAAAGCGATATATAAGTTACGACGCGACTTCTTCATGTACTTTCCCCGCTGCAACGCCATTGTGTAATTCTCCTTTTCCAAATCCGTTCCAAGTCGTGGCATCCCATTTCCCCTCCAGCTGTAATTGATGAATTTCTCGTAACTCCGCCATAACGGCATGACGTTTTCTATCAACTTCTTCAGGACTGCGATTCCCTGCTTCACAAATACACGGTGCAAATTGATAGCAGCCATTCCCCATATCGTTGCTAATTACTCCTGTTCCTTCACATACACACATTGTTATTCCCCCTTCTTAAAATTTCGTAATCTATAATTATCGCCAAACATTTCTAGCGTTTCCGCGTTTTCCATCATTCTGCTAAAATCACGTTCTCCGTACATTTCAGCTAACTGATCTACACTAAAATTAGTTGTGAATAAAGTGCTCTTTCCAATCCGACTATCTACAATCTCATTCGTCTTCGTTTGCTTCCAGGTAACGCCTTCTTTATCTTTTTCCGTAAATTCTGCTCCAAAATCATCAATAATAAGAACATCAACTTTAGCAATGAGTGACATAAGCTTGTCCTCTGTTAATTCGCTATTTTTATTCCATGTAGACTTTATTTTTGTAAATAACTTGTTCATCTGAATGAACATCGCGCTGTATCCACGTTTCATTAGTTCTTTAGTGGCTGCTACACATAAATGGCTTTTACCAACCCCGTAATCGCCTGTAATGATCATGCTTGTTGGATCCTCTTTGCTGTATGTAGAAACGAAATCCATAATTGCCTTTTTTGCATCTGTTAATTCTTTTGTAGGAGGGACGTAGTTATCAAAAGTAGCCTTCTTTAACTTGTCATTGATTAGGCTGTTGTCAGCAAACGAATCGTATAAACTGATAACTTGATTCCTCTTTTGTATTACAAGCGTTTCTTGAGCTAACTGAACGTCCTGAGGGGCAATCTCTTTACAATACCAGCAGTAAGCTTTGTTGTTTTCATCAAGAAACTTTTTACGTCTGCATAAATCACATCTTTCATTTGCGACCTTTGGTAAAGTCATATTTGTTGATGAAGCTACTATCTTTGCTACCGACTCTGCTACTGCTTGCATTAGACCCCACTCCTTTTATTTTTTCGTTTACATAACCTTCGAATTTGTTACCGAATAATGTTTCTGGTCTTAAGTACTGGCTCATATTCGAATCAGTAAGCCACTGTGCTGCTTTTATATCAATAACTTTTTTAAAATCATCTATAGTAAAACCGTCTTTGAATCTAGCTTTGATTAACGATCTAGTTTTCGCTGTTTTATGTTTAAAAGATTTACCTACTTTTTTATTAAGATAAGAAACGACATCCTCATAAGGGATGCAGTCTTTTGACCGTTCTTTTTGGTCAGAAGACATATTATCTTTTAATGTAGTAATCTCTGTTGTAGTCTTTGTAGTAATCTCTGTTAAAGATTGCGACATATTGTTAGAATCAATAGTTACATTTTGTGATTTTCCATTGTTACAATTTGTTACTATCCATTGCACCAATTTGTCATAATCCAATTTATAGTGAAGTGTAGGCGCACCGTTCGCTTTCATTAGCTTGGTTTCTACAAGACCCATTTCTTTTAATTTCGCTGTGGAGTAACTAACCTGTCGTTTCGTTAAACAAATTTCTTCTTCCCACTCTTTATACGATTTATAGAAATAACCATCCGTTCTTTTTGATTTATCGCTATAGAATACGATTTGGTTCAAAAGGATTGCTGTAGTGAGATCTCCTGTTAACTTAACGAACAGTTTTGGCACAACCACTATGTTTTCTTGCCCGCTTATTTGAGAGATAATGGTACGTATCATGTTGTAATTACTCATTTAATTCACCTTCTTCATCCAACATTCATAGCTCACATTGTCTTCCATGCCAGTAAACCGAACCTTTTCTCTTCCCCTAAATTTACCTTCATGATAAAAAGTGCTTTCTGCCCTATATATTCGTTTGATTGGCGCTACATAGTCATAACCGCGTTTTTCTAAATCCCGAGCTGCTGTTAACATCTCTTTCATCGATCCACGCCTTACAGGTATCTTAAACATCACGCATTCGCCCTTTCGCATACCGCTATGTCGCCTTGAATTTTTATTATTTTATATCCTGGGTAGCGATCGGGAGTGATGTACTCAATCGCCTTTACTCTTGCTTCTTTTTCATTTCGTGCGCCCTTCCACACCCACTTCGGAAGGACGACTTTAGATTGATTTTTGTCTAACATAGGCCTAGCATCTCCTTAGTTTGTTTGTTCTATTTTTTCTACTTGTTCTTGCTCTTCAGTTTCAGAAGTTTCTTTTTCAGCCTGTTTAACCCACTTTGTTAATTTCTTAAGTACTTCTCCAGCTTGTTTTAATGTCAATTCGCCAACCTCTTTAATACCTAAGTATCCTTTAATCGTGTCTTCATCCACTTTTCGAAGGGTAGCTAATTTTTTTATGTTTAATTTAATTGCACCAACTTGTTGAGCAGTAATCATTTCCTCTTGGATCTCTGGTAAATCTTCACCTGCATAGATGTACAATCCTAATCCGTGAAGTGCAATTGCCTTTACTAAGCAACGTTGGATACTTGTGTTAATGTCAAAGCTGTTAGGCTCTGCAATCGGCTTGTTCTGATTGTTAAGTATCGGGTGAATCTGACTTAGTGGTATTCCTTGTACAGTTACTTCAACTTCTACAAAGTAACCACAATCTGTTTTGAGGTAAGGCACTCCATCAAATCGTTTTACTTCCCATGTAGCTGTTGGATCTACTTCACGAAGCTTTTTAACTGCCCATGCCCACGATAAGTAATTAAAACGCCCTTTCTTCTCAACATGTCCCGAACAATCTATTTGAGCCAATTTAGAAAAGTAATTTTCAGTTATCATATGAATCTCCCCTTCTTTTAAAATGGTGCTATTTCCGTTTGTTTACTAGCTTCATACACTTCCATAAGTGCTTGTAATCCATATTCGTAAGCTACAACCATTGATGCAGCGTTAGGCTCTTTACTTTGCTTGTATCGTTCAACTAGACTCTTCATAATTTGAATTTCAGCTTCAATTTTGTTTTGTAGGACCACCTTATTCACCTGCTACTTTCTTCACCGAATGTTCTTCAACGTACTGTTTGATACATTCGGGTTCGGTATGGATTGGATCACCACTAAAATCAAGGTACCCTTCTCCGTAGAAGATTTCTCCATCACACCCTTGGCAATAATCCATGAAGTCTCTTGCTGATGAATCGTGATGATTTCCGTAAGTAATTGGATTTTCAATCATTTTTTTGAATTCCTCCTTATTTACTGAGAGAAAACTTATGGTATAATATGGGTAGCTAATTTTAGGGAATGTTTTCTCTACATCGCTCGTTGCCATCGAGCGTTTTTTATTTTTCAATAGCTAACTTTCTGAAAGTTTGTTAAAATTTAGTTACCGATATGTGTAACAACTGGCCTGTGCTTCTGTACGGGCTTTTTTGATGCTTTCACGCATCAAAATATCCAGGAATCCTTTTACTAGATGGGGAACACCATTAAATTCCTGAATATTACGACAAACGAATGCGCGTCTTATCCTTGTAGGATTTTCCTCCTTTTTGTCGAATACATTACTAGAAAGGAGGACTAGAAATGCTTAAATTCCATTGCCATTCATGTGGCGAAAAGTTTCACATATCTTTTGAAAATCTATACAATAAAATTGCTATTCAGTGTCAAAACTGTAACCACCAATTACCGCCAGAAGCTGTTAAGTCACTAAGAGATTTTAGTGAAGCATATATGGATACAATCGATACACTTCATAAAACTGGTAAATATCAAAAGTGTTGGAGTATTTCTATAGTCGGGACAGACAAAGCGATTCCCGAAGAAGTTCACCAATATAGCTTTCTTAATAGATCCGTCGAAACTACTCACTGGGAACATCGACGTAAACCTTATGCCCCTGATAAAGTTGTAAGTTCGAAAAAAACATCTGATATTACTAATAAGGTTGTAGGCTCAGAAATAACATCTGATATTTCTGATAACGATTTACCATTTTAATTGTTAGTAATACGGCAATTAACACTCATTTTAGTAAGTACTACTTCTATTTCTGGCAAGAAGTCTATAGCTTCTTTAAAGGTCCAATCACATTCAATAAAAATATTAATAATTGCCAGCATTGCTTTTTCTTGCTTTTCAGCCTCTGTTACCGCAGGGGCTTGATTCTTGTTTTCTTCCACATGAATCACTCCTTTTATCAAATTTTATCGTGTTCATAAATCTGTAAAATCTTTATATAAAAATTTAATGAACTACGTGTTAAACTTATTACATTCCAAGAAGTCCTTTACTTTTAGAATCGACAATTCTTCAATACCCTTAGTCTTGCCCTGCATCCCCTTGCAGGGCTTTTATCATTTAGCTAGAGTGATATACCTCTTGTATGTTTCCTCAACCTTATCTGCGCTGTTATGTATCCCTCTAGCTCTTAAATCCTTTATAATCCACAAGATTTTCTTTCGTTCATATTCATCACGTTGCTGTTTATTTATCATCTTGTGACCATCCTGTCTTTTTATCCCAGACATCAATTCTGTGTACTAGGTATGTTAATAGACATATAGCCGCTGATACAATCGCCAATGATAATGTACTTTCCTCCATCATTTACATCGCCTCCCTATCCATTTCTGGAATAATTCCGCGTTTCGTTAGAAGTTCGTGGATGAAGAGCCTCCCCTTTTGTGTCCAACGCGTATTCATTTTCACTGATCTGCTACCGTCTGTATGGACTACATCAACTGTTTTCGATTTTGTGTAACCTTTGTTTTGGTGTTTGGAGTAAAGTAACCATTGATTATTTACTTTGTACTGTACTTTTTCATCATTAAGGATTTTATTAAGCTTCATTGCTGATAAACCATAGTCAGCTGCAACTTGTGAAACCGTTACTGTATCTTGTGATTGAAGAATTTGGTCTAGGTATGTAATCTTTGATGCGTTTTCTGCAATCTGTTGCGTTAACATGAGATTCTTTTGTTCCGCAACCTGTCTCGCTTGTTGTTCCTGCTTGAGTTGTGATGCAAGACCGATAATTAAGTCTGGATCTTGAAGTAGAGCATTGATTGTATTTGGTGTCATGTATGCTCCATGTTTTCTAATAGAAGGAAGCACTTCGCTTGTTACCCATTTTCGAAATTCTTTTGCTTTCTGAGTTTCTGATTCGAAAATCAGCTCATACAATCCATCTTCGGTAATGTATGGTTGTCCATCGTGGACAATTACTGATATATCAGCTTTTTGGATGACTTTCTCGATACGATCTTTTCGAAGATAAGTTTTCCCTTTTGCCACTTTCGTATATCCAAGTGACCACGCTACATTTTCAAGATTGAACATTTCCTTACCGTTAAGGTGTATAACCTCTAATGCTCCAAATTCTTGATGATTGAAAACCTGTAACTGCTTCATTTTCTTTCCTCCTCTTAGTTCACAAAAAGTGAACGTTTAGTTAAAAATAATAGTTAACTTTTCGTTAACTTTCTACTAATTCATCAACTGTAACATCATACAATCTAGACAACAAACCCAATCTGTATATACTTGGTTGTCTCTTGCCAGATTCAAGTTGTGAATAAGCGGATTTTGTTGAGTAACCAAGATAATCACCTACATAAGCCTGACTATAACCACGTTTCTTGCGTAACGATTTGGCCTTTTCGATATTTAGTTTCATGTTTATCACCTTTGTTCTTTTCGTTAATTTGATAATAACACATTGTTCACTTTTTGTGAACAATAAAATTTATTTTTTTCTATAAACTTAAAAAGGTTGTCTTTGAGTGAACTTTCCTGTTAAATTTTATATATATTGACTATAGTTAATGAAAAAAAGTAAAAGATAATAGTAGACGGGACTTCTATAAAGGAGAGAAAACTGATGAATCATCAATTGATTAGTAAAAGGGTTAAAGAAATCAGAACGGAAATACTCAAAATGAGCCAATCTGAATTCATTAACGCACTAGGACTAAAAAGTAAATCTGCTGTATCTATGTGGGAGAACGAAGAAATAGATAAATGTCCATCGAGAAAAACTTCTTTAGATATAGCTAAACTCGCAAATGTATCCGTTTCTTATGTATTAGGTGAATCCGATGAGAAGAATCCTGAATTAACAGCTAAGGATGACTTAGAACAAGTAATGATAGATATTCGATCTAAGAATCCTGATAAACAAAAAGAACTTATTGAAATGATAAAACAACTAGTTAAAATATCAGGCGATTGATAGCGTTAAATGCTACCGATCGCCTCTTTTATTTTCAAAAGAATTTCATAAGACTCAGCATCCCCATTATGAGCCGCATTAAAGATTCCTTGTAGATTACTTTCAACTTCAATTAATTCTTTTTCGATTGTATTTTGTTCCATCACCAACATCCTCCGATATTTTCATAGTAGTTTGTGAATTTATCACAATATATAACTAATATTTAATTTTGAAATTTAGTTAATCCCCCTATAAACAGCGAATGCGATTGCCCCATTAAGAGACAATCGCATTCAATCTATTTATATCGGACCCTTAACCAGAAAATTACCCCATTCCTGTCCCTGGGTCCATTCTAAGCATAATTTGAGTTTGAGCATCCTTTGCTACTTGTTTAGGCTGCTCCTTTTGACCTTTAACAGGAGATACATATAATACTCCGACTAAAGCCAAAGTTGTTACTAAAGCTAGTACTTTTTTCATTTAGCATCACCCTTGTATATTATACTATTTTTATTAATATCTACCAATATTTTTCGAGGTAAATAACTATAAAATTTACACCCTTGCGAGTAGAATAACTCAATTGATTTTTCTAGTAATTTTCTATCTTCCAATGCCATTCCTAAATAACATAATTTCATTGGAGACAGACTACCATTCTCTTTTTCGTACTTTCTTAATATAGTGGCAGCTTTTTCTTTTTCTCCTGTTACTATATATAGAAGCGCTTTCTCGCCCACATCAAAAATTTGTAAATCATACATATCCTTTTGATGGATTATTCTAATGTAAGACCTCATATTTAAAAACTCTTTTTTTCGGTTTTCTGCTTTCTCATAAGATAGTTGGTCTAGCATCTCAATCCCTTTATTTAAATACCATAAAGATTGTTCATAATTTTCAACGTATGATTCACCTAAATATCCTAATGCAGAAATTTTTAATAACCTTAAATAACCTAATTCATCATTAACATTCAATATACTATGGCATAGTTCTCTTGATTTTTCTATTTGCTCGTCCATTAGCAATGCATACGCATACCATTCCTTTACACGGCTACTGTATATATCTTTTATAAATTGGCTAGGAAGTTCAGATATTTTTTCCTGTAATGTTTGTATATACCCATCTAAAAGTTTAAAATCCCTACAATCATACATAGAATATAATGTTAAAATATCAAACATTATTTTAGTTTCTTCATTTTTAAGAACTTTACTCTTTTTCCTATTCTCAGTCTCCGTTAAAAGTTTTTCAGCCGTAAAAATTTTCTTAGCTCTTAACCAAACGAGTTCATATATATATGCCCATTCGTAAGTTTTAGAGTTATTAGATTCAAAGCCTCTTTGAATCGCGATTCTAAGGAGTTCCAAATCCCCTAAAGCATTTCCATACTCCATAGCTATTCTTAAATTTTTTTTACTTTTAGTTTTTTTACAAAATTCATGGATCATATAATTCTTTTCAAGCGGATCTTCATATAATAATTCAACTAGCTTTACTACATTTAAAAAATTCAATTCACTTTTCCCTGATAAATTCTTTGAAAACGCAGGGCCACTTATTCCAAGTTCTTTTGAAATACTCTCTTGGCTCTTTTTTTGAAAATCAATTTGATCAACAACTTTAAATAACCAATATTTCATTTTGCTCCTCCTTGCCGGAACAAAAGACACGTAAACCCCATAAAGGAAAACGTGCCACCCTCAATCTATGGTGTGTTATAATTATATGTATAAGATCCGCGACAATGTTCCCTAGGGTAGTAGGGGCAGTGTAAGAGTGTTACCAGCACTACTTGCACCGTGGGTCTTTTTTACGTCCGTTTATTTTATTATTTTCATAATATCATATTTTTGCCAAAATTCAGTCGTGTGGTTATCAGAAAAATGTTGAGAAAGTTTGAAAATACCTTTATATCAATGGTTTCTCGCGCTTATGGATAAAGATATGCAATAGTGCATCTTTCTGTATGAAGTACTCTTACGCATGTTTTACCGTATTAAGCATGAGAGCTACGGCTCTCTTTTTTATTTTCTTTCGACATAATATAACGATATGGTTATAATTAAATTTATTATGATTAATTTAAAGTTTTACATTTGGGAGGGACAACTGAATGGGAGCGAAAACATTTAATAATTCCATTGAAAAACTAGCAGAAGGAATTGCAAACAAAGAAGTCAAATTTAAAACAACTGTACCAATTGAACTTCGAGATACAGAAAATTCAATCGCTATTCTCTTATCGAAAGAACAATCAATCGAGTTAGCACATATGCTAATTAATGGAAATATGTTATTTGAGAAAGACCGTATTGTTCTTACTATCAAAAAAAACTCGCAATGTAGTATGTCTGTTACAAGTTATTAGAAAGTAATACCATCAAGAATACTTAAATAGGATTCCAATACATACTATTACAATTAAGATGGTTCAACTCAGATAAAAGACACCTTAGGGTGTCTTTTTTGATTATAAACAGTAGTTTTAAATAATAAATATATTCAATACTTAGGAGAGGTAAAGAATTTTTTTAGTTTATTTAACATCTTTTTAGCTCGTTGACAATTTAAAGTTAATGAATTAACATATCAGTTACTAATATATCAGTAACTGATATGTTTTCGTGGAGGGAATGTATGGAAGCTATTCAAAATAGATTGTTAATAGGGACAAACTACATAGAGGAGATCCAAAGCAATACTAGGATTGAGTTTAATGAACTAAAACCAAGTCAACTTCCTAGCGCCCCAGGTGTGTATATTATAAAAAGTAAGATAAACGACACAGTTCTATATGTTGGAAGAACTTTAAATTTGCAAAGAAGAATTTATACGAATCATTTACAAGGAAATTTAAGCACAGCACGTTTAAAGAAATATCTGATTGAAGATCCTTCTAGAAGTGAAGTTGTTGATTTAAACAGTGCTAAAGAATTTTTAAAAAATCAGTGTTATGTTCAATTTATTATTATAGAAAATGATCATAAATTACGTGGTAAACTAGAATGTTTGTTTACATTTGCATTTGATACTTATTATGTAGAACCAGAGAGAGGAAAAAGAAACTAAGTATCCAAGACTGACCTGTGAATTACTAATCTAGAGTAGGTGTATATAATGAGTAACAAATTAATTGAAGGTAACGATTTATTAAGATTTGTGGAGAAAGCATCAATTCATATAAATGAAATATCTGCAGCTACAGAAAAAAAGGAAAAAGGACAATATTTTACATCTAGTTCAATTGCTGAATTTATGGCGGAGAGAATTAATATAAAAAAAGACACGATTAAGATCCTAGATCCAGGTAGTGGCACAGGAATGCTGACTGCTGCATTTGTCGCAAGAATTATTAAAGAAGGAAGAAAAAATGTTCATTTAGAAATAGATTTATTTGAAAATGATGAAAAAGTGCTTCCTTTTTTATATGACACGATGGAACTATGTAAAAATTTGATGGAGAAACAGGGTAATAAATTAAGTTATAAGATACATGAAGAAGATTTTATATTAGTCCATAGCCGTCTGTTTGAATCCTCTCTTTTTGATGAAGAAAAACGTAATAAAAAATATGACTTAGTGATTAGTAATCCCCCTTATTACAAATTAAATAAAAATCATATCTATTCACAAATACTACAGGAATATGTACACGGACAACCAAATATTTACTTTATGTTTATGGCCATTGCTGAAAAATTATTAGTTGATGAAGGACAATTGGTTTTTATTACTCCTAGAAGTTATTGTTCTGGTGCATATTTTGAAAGATTTAGGGAACTTTTTTTTAAGAGTATAGATCCAGATCATTTTCATTTATTTGAATCAAGAAAAGGAAATTTCAAGAGTGAAAATGTTTTACAAGAGACTATTATATTAAGTGGATTCAAAAGAAAATATAAGCTTCCACATATTAATATTAGTTCATCTTTAAGCCTAAATATTCAAGAGAGTTATAGTGAAGAAACATTTAGTAAATCACTCATTATAGATTCTACAGATCAAATTAATTTGATTAGATTACCTATAAATAAAGAACAGTCCAAAGTACTAGAAATGTTTGATAATTGGAGTAATAACTTAACATTAATGCATATGAATATTTCCACTGGCCCTGTAGTGGCTTTTAGGCATAAAGAATATATTAAAGGTTATGATGAAAAGGATTCTTATCCATTATTATATATGAAAAATTTAAAACAACTGGAGATAACATTCCCTTTAGAACAAAACAATCAGGGAATTATTTTTGAAGCTATTGAAAAAAAACTTGTTGTTCCAGCCAATAATTATGTACTACTTAAACGTTTTACGTCAAAAGAACAGAAAAAGAGGGTTGATTGCGGTACATATTTAACAAAAAAATATCCGTTTCAAATGTTAGGTTTGGAAAATCATTTAAATTATATTTATAAAATTGACGAGAGTCTATGTGAAGAAGAAGCGTTAGGAATAACTGCATTCTTAAATTCAGATTTAGTCGATCAATACTTTAGGATCGTTAATGGAAACACACAAGTAAATGCTTCCGACATTAGGCCTTTACCTTTTCCTAAATATGAATTTATTGTAAAATTAGGAAGGGATATTCTTGAAGAAAGAATCAGTTATTCAGATGTAGATACAATATTAGAAGAAGAATTTATAAATCAAAAAGAAAAGAATCTAGAATGCCTTGTGGAGTTGGGAGAAATGAATAAAGAAGAACAAGCAAAAGATATCTTACTGCAATTAGGATTACCTAAAAAACAACAGAATAAGCGTTCAGGTCTAAGTTTATTAGCTTTATTAGACATTAAAGAAGATGATGAGTGGAGCAATGCTCAAAAAAGATTACTTCGTATTGTAGATATAATGGATTTTATGGCTAAGAACTATGATCAAGTCTATGCTCCTAATAGTAGAGAGACAATACGGAGGCAAACGGTTCATCAATTTGAACAAGCAAATTTAATTGAGAGAAACCCAGATGACCCTTCTAGGCCTACTAATAGTGGAAACACCGTTTATGCTGTAACTGACGAATTTTTATCTGTAGTTAGGACCTATGGGACGAATCAATGGCTAGGGAAAGTTACAGAATTTAAACAACAATTTTCAACATTATCTCAAAAGTATGAACAAAAAAGAAACAAAACTCGTATTCCAGTAAAAATTAATGAAGAAGAGTCTTTAAGCTTATCTGCTGGAGAACATAATATTTTACAAAAACAAATCGTAGAAGACTTTGGTGCTATTTTTGCACCAGGTTCAAAGCTTTTATATTTAGGTGATACTGAAAATAAATACTTGTATATTAAGGCAGAGGAACTAGAGGCACTAAACGTTCCGCCTTTTAGTCATGATAAATTACCAGATGTGGTTCTCTATGACAAAGAAAAAAATTGGTTATTTTTAATTGAGGCGGTTACTTCACATGGTCCCGTTTCACCTAAACGTTTATACGAATTAGAAAAGGTATTAGAGAATTGTTCAGCAGGTCCTATATATGTAACTGCATTTCCAAATATATCAGTTTTCAAAAAATATGCAGACGATATTGCTTGGGACACAGAAGTATGGTTTGCCAATACACCGGAACATATGATGCATTTTAATGGGGATCGTTTCTTAGGACCAAGGTAAATATTGTTTTACCCAAGATATTTTGAGGATATAAAAATCCCATCAAAATATCTTGGGTTTTAAATTATATACAATACGGATTGTATTATTTGGAGAGTGTACAGAATGAAGTTAAAGTCATTACATCTAAAAGGGTTTAAAAAGTTTTTATCACCAACAAAATTTAATTTTGAGGAAGCTCTAAATGTGAATACTATTAGTGGAAAAAATGGATCTGGAAAATCCACTATAGCTGATGCACTAGTAATAGTTCAACAAACTTTTTTTTATAATCAACTAGAGAAGACTTTTAAAGATAATCCTTTTACTATGAGAGCTAGAGAAAGTCTAAATGACAAATTGTTTGATTGCATAAGTGCTAAAGATAAATCCTTAGAAATAATTGTAGAATTTGTAGATGATTATAATAATGATATTGTTATTGAATTAGTAGCAATATCAGATGGAATAATCTTTAAACATGATTTGGATGTCAAGAAGGGGAAAGAAATATTAGATAAATATTGGAATGTTATGAATCCAGAGAATGTAATTGTATACATTGAGTCCAGCAAATTTTATGATGAAACAAATACACCATTCTCAGAGTTAAGTATCAAAACACACTTTGAACTGCCACTCTCTCGAGAAGCATGGATAACATTGAATATGGTGTTCTTTCCTAGAGAAACATTTAATTTACTATATAAAAATTTAATGATTGATTGGGCTTATGAACGGTTGATACCCACCAAAGGTAAAATTAATTTATACTATAAATTGGGTGAAGCGTTTTTTAATCACTTTTTCCCAAATATAAGTTTTAATAACTTTTCAGCTAACAACTATAGGGCGAATGAGGTTGTAAATCTAGTGAAAAATACGGCGCCAAAATCTAAGCCTTATGATATGAGACATTTAAGTTCAGGTGAAAAAACTATATTTTACCTATTTTTATACATAAATCTTGTTAAAAAAATAAGTATTATAATTATAGATGAACCTGAGAATCATTTACATGAAGATCTAATTATAAAACTTAGTATTTTATTAGATTCATTAAGCAGTGAGAATATCTCTTTGTTAGATGTTTTAAGTGAAATTAATGCAGATGATACTCTAATAAAGAAAGTTCATCAAGTGTACGGGACATCCAACATTAAGAAAATTTCTCAAACATTTTTGATTACTCATTCTAAAGCACTAATATATTCTAATTTTAATACTGGTAGTAATTACATGATCGATGATCAATTAAGTCTATTAGATTATCAAACTTGTGAGAAGCAGCTTCGTGAAATAGGGGTAAGTACAATTAATGCTAATGTTTTATTTGTTGAAGGAAAGACAGAAGTTGAAATATTTGATTCTATTTTAAAAGGATATAATGTTAAAGTGGAAAAAATAGAAAATTGTAGTAAATTGATAGAAATTTATAAAGGCGTAAATGAGGTAAAACAATTTTTAAGAGGATGTAATTTTGTTTTCATGCTGGATAAGGATGTAATAAATGATGAGAGGGTATCAAATATAGTTAATTCTAATCATAATGATTTTATTTTACTAAATCGTCATGAAATAGAGAACTACCTTCTGGATAAGCGAATATGGAAGAAAACTGTGGATAGGTTCCCGAAGGATGAAGATCAAAAAGAGATTACAGAAGAAGATATTGAACAAATTTTTAAAGAGAGTGCAGGCAGATTTTCAGAACAGGTTCAGAAATTATATTTAGCTGAAAAAATTAGAGAAGAATTAAACCGCTGGGAGCAAGTTGTTCATCACAGACATATAGATGTTAATAACGATAACTATCAAAAATACATTGATAAGTTATTTTCTGATGAAAATATTAATGAGTTGAAAGAAAAACTTTATGATAAATTTATAATTTGTACAGATAAATATGGTAGAGAAAAATGGGATGAAGAATATTTACATCTATGTCCTGGAAAGCAAGTACTGAATATCTCCGCAAAAGCTATTGGTGATAAGCTTGGTATTAAAAGTGATAAATTTATTAAAGAATTAAAAAAACAATCAATGATTACAGCTAACGCCCCATTATATAATTTATTACAGAAAATTAAGAAAGGACTTAATTTATCATAATAGGCAGTTTACTGTCTGGAATTTAATTTTTTTAAAAAATATTTACATTCTAATTTATAAATATTGTTCTCTTGGAGTAATGAAGGATCGGCATCGCAGTCGTTAAACCAATACTCTATGGCTTCATTGGAGTATTCTAATAAATTCTTAAGTCGTTGAATTTCATTTTCTGAAAGTGTAAAATCCTCTTTTTTCATATAACTTAGCTCCTTCAATATTTATATAGGGTCTGTAAGTATTCTATGATTTAGTGCCTTATTTTATGTGTAGGATATATATTTCTTGAGACATGGCATATTTGGCTAAACCAGTATAATCGTTTATCATCTATCCTTTTGGATTTATAAAATCATTAGAGAAGAAGAGTTTAGATATGTTTCGCGAAAAATAATTCTAAAAGTGATAGTAGGGCAATTACTTTACTAAGGATTTTCCTTATATTTTCTCAACAAACACTATACACCAGCGTGATACAATAATATTTGGATGGAAGTCCAATACATATTATTAAAATTAAAGTGGTTCAAGTCGGAGGAAGGCACCTTATGGTGTCTTTTCTTTATGCATAAAAAAGCCTTATCTTCCTATAAAAAGATAAGACCTTTATATACTATCTATTATCCGATTCATCAATTTTATTATAAACACATTTAGCTTCTCCAAAAAGGCCGCCAGTGTCCCATTCGCCACCATAATGAGCACATCCTAAAGGATCACGATCGTCTCGCATACTTGGATTTGAAGGTTGCTCATAGCCATTATTTACAATACTACCAACAATAAATATCCCTCCGATTACAAATACCACAGCAACGATTAAGAGTGTTTTTCCATTAGGACCGGTAACAATGTCATTTACAACCTCTTTTGCTTCTTGTTGAGTTTCACCTTTTGAAAATAATGAAAGAATAATAGAGATTATAAATATGAAAAATAACACTATTATAAATACCATTACTTATGTACCTCCCTAATATATGTGCGCTATTAATTAACCAATAATTTCCTTATACATTATATCAGCTAGGGTACACGGAAGTATAACAAATTATTTTTATAATTTAATTTATTAATTGGAACAGCAGTAATACAGGATGATTCAAGTCGGAGAAAGGCACCTTTGGGTGTCTTTCTCCGACTTGAAATTGTTTTATTTATAAAGTGTTCGAATCCAAAAAATACATAGAATAGAACTTAATATAATAATCCTAATAAATCGATAATCTTAATAACTTTCTTATTTTCTACTCTACAACAAAGCCTTGTGCCCTTGCGCTCACTAATTACTATATTACCTTTAGTTAGTTTGCGTACATGCTGTAAAGTCATAGGTTCTGAAATATGCGTCGCAGCACTCAACTGAGAAACTGTCAAGGTCCCACTTACAATCAATTCACGTACAATTAATAAACGACTTAAACTGCCTAATAATTCTAAGATTTCAGCACCACTTTCATAATTACTAGGATCCATATTGAAATCGCCAGACATACTATTCATCTCCCTAATACCAATACAAATATTGAATAGCTTAACATAAAAACAGAAAATATTCTCCTAATATTTTCTATAAAAATGCAAAAAGTTCAAGTAGGAGGAAGGTACCTTAGGGTGTCTTTTCTTTATTTTTCAATATAAGAACTTTAAAGATATGCTATTATTTAAATACAAATTCCCTTTTGTGCACTGAGATAGTAATACCCAATAAAAAAGCCCACCTATTTCCGTAGGTGGGCCTTGTCTTTATTACACAATACTAAATTATACTCGTATTTTTTCATCAACTTTATGCAATTATACATATTCATGAAAATTACACCAAATAAATATTACATATAGTAAAATATAAATTGTGGATACATTCTATAAAGCAGATTCTTTTAAAAGACGTAACATATTGATCTCAAATCTCTTGATATTTTGTGAACTAACAATCTGGTGTATATAGAAGATTCTGTTTTATAGGATGTGTTTACACGTATAACAGAGGGGTAATACGTGTATATTTATATAAAATTAAAGTGGTTCAAGTTGGAGGAAGGCACCTTAGGGTGTCTTTTCTTTATGAAATGTATAATGTATTATTAAAATAAAATGATTTTAGTTGGAAAGGAAAATAATATGGATTTTCAAATAAATATACCCAATCCGTTCGAAGGAGTACCTGGGATTGTAGGAATTGTTTTAATAGCTTTTATCGCGTTATGTGCAGGACTTACGATTTTCTCAGACTGGATTCGAAATATAATTCCTAATCAGATTAGACAATATATTCAACTTTGCTTCATGGTAGTGCTATTTGTATTTATCGTTATGACAATTAAAAACCCGGAATATATTAAAGCATTATTTTAAGAGCACCTTTACAAGTGCTCTTTCTTTATAGAAAAACCGTACTTTATACAGAGGTAAAAAATAATATGTAATTAACTTTTATCAAATATTATTTTTTATTATTTTACTATCAAAAAACAAAGCGCATTGCGCTTGGGTAAGTACACTACCCGCAACAGGGATCGCATTCATTAAATTATTACTATCCCTGTCATGTGATGGATCCCCTGGAATTGGATTAGGATCATCAACTTTTCCTTGTTTATTACTAAAATTTAAAACATGACCAATCTCATGAGCTAATATAAATGGGGCTGCTTTATCAGTTATTAAAATCACATAACACGGGTTAGCATTACTATCATCAAATGATACTCCAACTGTTTGTGTAGGAGCCCCAGATCTCTTAAAAAACTCACCACCAATATAAGCAATAAATACATTAATTTCAGGAAAATAACCTCTCATACTATCCTTAACTTTTATAATTTCGTCTGGAATTGGCAAAGAACGATCTATGGATTCAGCTGTAATAGTAACATTATCTGTTGTTCCATAAGGTCCAGGATACCAAACATGTCTGATAAACAGATCTTTACCACATTGTAAAAAAATCCCCTCAGCTATTTTATTATGTTCTTTAATCCTACTCCCCCTATTCCCAATATTAGCATTAGTTGATGCCCAAAAAAAAACATCTATATAGGGCCCATTAGGAATAGGTGCTCTAGGATGCCTTCCATTATAATCCTCTATTAAAAAAAAATCATCCATAATATCAAACTCCTTTTTATAATTAATATCAACAAAATCAATTACAACTATGCTGGAAAATTAATCCATTCATATAAATTTCACGTACTATATCTGAAGTGTAAAACAAAATCCTACAATAAAATCAATTATAACCATCCGTTCCCTTATCCTCTAACCAAGCAAGTAGTAAATCCTATATTTATTCCTCTATCTTAGTAAGTCATTCCCCTAGGACTTAAACAATCTCATACTTTTCTTCTTTTCTTCGCAATTAAGCTTGACTGAAGGTCTTGAGGGTTTTTATCATGTGGGAACGATTATGGAAGACGGCTGGAAGGCAGATTTATCCCCTACTTTGAAAGATTACAAAAAAAGTAATCGATCAAAATAGAAGGATAAGCGTCTTGTTTTTGCCATGCGGTCACTTATAAGGTATCCGTATGTATAGACCCTGTTCACTCAGCGATTTTCACCGCATACATCCTTTTTCTATGGCTTGTCCTTGTAATATCGTCCCTACACGACAAACTGAATGTACTCCCTAGCACCGTAATGCTAACGATAACCACCCGAACCTTTTAGAGAATCGTCCCTGGGCAAGTTCTCGCCCTCCCTCACCAGAAGAACAGGATTCCAATGAGGGGTGCTGTTTTTGTAGGCGTATACTCTGTACCCCCTGCACGACCAACAGCCAGCCACGCACGTAACACGTTCCTCCTATATGTATAGCAGCACGGAATTACGGCTTATCAGTTTTTATTTACGTGGTTTCAGGCAATTCCACGCGAACAAAAAACAAAAAGGCATCTCCAAATTCCTAAATGGCTTGTACATTCACAAGACTTCTAGGCTTAGAGATGCCCTATATATATCTTTTGACTGCAAAAAATACAATTCTAGCATTTACTAGTTGAATTTTAGCTGAATCATAGATAAAATGGGTATATCAAATAAGCCTAGTCGAAAGGCATAATTGTTTAAGGATAGTGGTGGTACACTACTTAAACAGAATTCCTGCATGGTTACAGGTTATGTCTAGTAAGTGTTGGTAGCAATTACTAGAGCTGAGTCATTCCCACAACGGTTGGTAGCCGTTAGCATATGGGAGTGGCTTTTTGTTTTGTGTTCATATTCAATTGTTTTTAATTTTGTTCTATCGATCTTCTTGATCTTCATTTATGTAAAATATCAAATTATGTTTTGTTTTGTAGAATGGTGCTTGTTGTTTACTACGTTACAACAAGCATTATCCTTTGTAAACAGCGAATTTGCGCACTTTCTGAATAATATCCCTATTTCCCTATTTCCCTATTTCCACTTATAGATATAGGGATATTTCCCCTTTTCCCTATATCTATATTTCCCTATTTTCATTATTTTTGCGTCTACTATCTCTTCTACGAAATTTCATATTTATTACTTAACTCTCTCTATTTCATACATCTAAAAAATCTTTTAATATCAACGTTTCTGTTATTAATTACTAACTCTATGATTCTATTGCATAACCCAAATATCATTGTTATAATTTCCATAAAGATATAGAAATATCCCTATTTCTATAGTTAGAAATATCCCTATTTCCCTATTTCTACTTTTCCCTATTTCTATAAAGGGATATAGGGAAATTTCAAAAACTATAACTGGAGTGTTAAAAATGGCCATTACAATTACTGTAGGTAATTACAAAGGTGGAGTCGGTAAAACCACAAATGCTGTATTGAACTCTTATGAATTTGCTAAAAAAGGTAAGCGTACATTACTCGTTGATCTTGATCCACAAAGTAACGCAACAAAATCTTTAATGTTAACAAAATCAATCCTTAATCCTGATGAAATCGTTACTGTTGAAAAAACATTAATGAAAGGTATACAAGAGGGGAACTTGGATGGCTTAGAAGTAGAAATTACAGATAACTTATATTTAATTCCTTCTTACGTTGATTTCCAGGACTTCGCAAAATTCCTTTATAAAAATTGTTCTTCGGAAGCTGAAGAAGATCATTACTTCAGAGGATTGCTTGAAAAGATAAAGCATAAATACGACTACATATTTATCGATGTTCCTCCAATGTCATTAGAAGTTACAAAGAACGCCGTTGTAGCTTCTGATTATGTTCTAATCGCTCTACAAACACAAGAACGTTCTCTTACTGGCGCTGAGAATTATGTTAATGAGCTTATCAAGTTAAAAGAACAATATGATCTTGATATTGAAGTAGTCGGTATTCTTCCTGTTCTATTAAAAAATAACGGTAAGGTTGACGAATATATCATGGAAAATGCACGTGAAATTTTCGGTGAAGAAAACCTATTCAAAAACATCGTTCCTCAAATGGAGCGTATTAAACGATTTGATGTTAATGGTATCACCTGAAAAAGATAGACATGATATGAATGTAATTGAACTATACGAAACAATTAGTGATGAATTATTATCTCGTATTGATATGTTTGAAAAAATGAAGGTTGGTGTTTAAAATGGCGAGAACTCCTGGTTTATTAGGTAGAAAGAAAAGTAACTTTGAACCTACTGAGCCTTATGTACCAGAGCAAGGACAAGCTACGGTGGAAAATAACGAGGTTCCAGTTACTCCTTCTCAACCTAAGTCTGAAGAAAAACAAGTAACTCGAAAAGAAAAAAGAAACGAAAAAACTGAATCAAAAAAGAAATTTAAAAATCAGCAAGGCAGCATTAAAATTTCTAATCAATCAAAAGAAGAACTAGAAGTATTAATGAAACTTACAAACACAAAATTCGCTTATGAAATCATCGATTTACTTATAGATCGCTATGTAGAAAATGAGCTAACGCCTGAACAGAAAAGAAAATTCAAGCTATTAACAGAGATTTAAAAATATAGAAATATCCCTATTTAGAAATAGGGATATTTCTATATTTCCACTTTTCTCTCTACATAAGATACGCAAATTAGTTTTAATAGTTTGGGATAATATACTAAATAGGAGTGGTCAATTTGGATAAAAAATACTTAGTGACTGTGACACCTGTTCAAGATAGTCCTGCGACAAAGAAAAAGAATTCATTGTCAGCAGCAGACAGAAAAAATATAAAAGTATCGCCTGAAACACTTAATAAAATAAAGACCATTTGCACAATGAAAGACATGAAAAATTATGAGCTTATTGATGAAATATTGGATTACTACATTGCTAATAAATTGAATGCACATGAGCAGAACATTCTAAATGACATAGTTTCTGATAAAAAATAATCCCTACTTTTTGTAGGGCTTATTTTTTATATAGTTATACTCTTACTACAATCACTATCTTATGTACATAACTTTCGTTATTGGGAGTTGATTAATATTAGCTTATTTGTCTTATAAGTTAAATCGAGAACTATTAGATTCCAAAATACTCCAGTTCTTTTTGTATGTTATTTAAGGCAAACCTCTTTCGTTTTTTAAAGAAGTTCTTTGGTTCGTTTGAAGATAATCTCCAAAGAAGTCGTATATCCTGCGAGTGTTAGAGTAAGGACTTGAACAAATTCCCAACCATCTTCAGCATGTTCTATAATAATACGCTTATAATCTTCTTTGGGTTGCCCTTTCCATCCATCCATTTCGACTTTCACAAATTTGTAATCATACATATTCTTCCACCCCTCTTTCCCTAATTGTACCATTTAGAAGAAGCGATGTATTGTGCTTTTTTGACTGTATACTCTATACATATGCAGTTAACATAACGCATCATTATCAGTAGCAATGAAAAAGGGGAATCCTTACTCTTAGAAGGAATCCACTCTTTCTATTTCTACAACTCTATTTTTATACGTTCCTCTTCTTATCCTTACAGGAACCTCCACCACTAGATCATTAACATAATTATCTTTAGGGGAAGTTAAAAGTTTTTATTTTCTTGTTCAATTAAAGCGCCAGTTGGTTAAATATTATGAATAATTAATTTGAAAGTCTTTTTATCTAAATACACCTTTTCTTTTTGAAAGCCAATCTTCTAAGGCATCTTCGTGTAGTTTTGTAAATAATTTCGGTATTTGGTCTATTGGGAAGTATTTTAAATCTAAAGTTTCAATACCGTCTGTAGTAAGTTCCCCATCAATTGGCTTGCATTGAAAACAATGAACGATAGTCTGAGCTTTATCTCCGTTCGGAAACTCACCAGAGTATTTAGAGTAGACACCTATAAGATGTTCAACTTCAACATTTAATCCTGTCTCCTCAAGTATTTCTCGTTTAGCGGTTTCTTCAAGAGATTCTCCAAGTTCCATAGCACCACCTGGAAGACCCCACTCATTTCTATCTCCCCTCTTTTGTAAAAGGATTTCATTTCGTTCGTTATAAACAATACCTCCAGCAAAATTAAGAAATATTAAATCGTGCCCTACTTTTTCCCGAATATAACGAATGTAGTCCTTATTTGTAGTCATAAATTTCCTCCCACTTATATATAAAATACAAATTAATTATATATCCAAATAGAAGAAAATAGTATTATTCCTTATTCAACTAACCTGGTCTCCTTACCCTCACCAGAACTTCCACCACTAGTTCATTTAAATAATTATCATTAATAGAAGACATTTAGCGATGGACTACCTATAAAAGAAAAGTTAATCACCTTAAAAATGGAATCTCAGTAACAAAATTGAACAATATTACATTTCTGTTATAATATAATACGACAAAAAGCTTATTACAAAACATCTTGGAGGATCGTGCATTGAAAAGACATTATAAAATTGGCGGAATTATTCTTGCTGCATCGCTCTTCGCTAGCGGCTGTGGGAATGGAGAAAAAGCAGAAGAGAAAAAAAGGGAATCTTGGACAGAACATGAGCAAAGATTAGAAAAAGAACAAGCCGAAAAAGAAGCACAAAAAGAAGCAATTAATTTTGAAGTAGGCGAATACTCTTATAATCCAGAAACTAAAATGTTAACGGTAAATGTAAAAACAAATATGCCGGAAGGATCAAAAGCAAAAGGTGTTATCAAAGAGCCAGAAAAAGAATATATAGCAGTAATGTCAAAAGAGAGCACTGTTCATGATGGGAATTTTCATTTTGAATTTGGTGACCATGTATCCGAAACGTCAGGACGTGAAGTTGTTAAAAATGGAAACTATGATTTTAAAATGACTTTTACTGTTGATGCCGAAAACAAAGCTGCATTAGATGCATTCAAAGACTATGACAATTTCGAAAAAAACTATAAATCTAATGGGGAATTAGAAGAGATAGAAAATGGATTTAAAGTTAGAGGAATTAATGCTGGAAAAGTAAATATTGAAAATGCTCTATCAGCAGAAGAAGCCGAAAAAGTAAAAATTGAAGAAAAAAAGAAACTAGCAAAAGATCTTTCTTATCCTGAATTAAAGAAAAATCCGGATGGACACAAGGACGAATTAGTGAAATATACTGGTGAAATTGTTCAGATCATAGAAAGTGGCGGTTCAACTGATATTAGATTAGCTGTTACAAAAAGGTCATATGGATATAACACCAACGACATTGTCTATGTAACCTTCGATAAACCAACAGAATTTGTTGAAAAAGATATAGTTACAGTAACAGGAAATATTGAAGGAAGTTATTCTTATACATCACAAGCAGGTTGGAATATATCCGTACCACTAATGAAGGCTATTGATATAACGAAATAAGTCATCAAAAAAAGCCCGGTTAATTTAATCGGGCTTTTCCCTTATCGATATAGGAAATAGTTTTAAGCATCAGGTAATACAAATTCCATTTGCCGACTCTGTGTTTTAAATCCAAGTTTTTCGTAGAATCGTATAGCCTTCTTGTTAAATTCTAAAACATTTAATTCTACACTTGTTGCTTGTATTTCTTTAGCATACTCAAATACTTTTTGTACTAATATTTTTCCGATTCCTGTTCCTTGACATATTTCGCTTACACCAATATTGCGGATAAAGAGTACTTTTCGCTCAACTAACTTTGGATTTTCGGATGGTTCTTTAATATCTAAAATTATGTAAGCAAGAATCTCTTTATTATTGTCCTCTACTACAAATATCTCTATGGTTTTATCATTAAGCCACTCTTCGTATGCATTGTGATCCAAAGAAGCTGAAGTATCAGAGTAAATATCTGGTCTTCCCTCTATATGTAACTGTTGAACTTGCTTGTTTATATTTGATATATTCCAAAAATCTTCTGGAGTGGCTAGTCTTACTGTGAAAGGCAAAACTTCATTAGACATAAGTCCATTCCTCCAAATGTTTTATTTAAATTGGTTTTAACAAAGCGCATCATTATCCGTAGCGAAGACAAAGAGGAACCCTACTCTCACAAGGGAACCGCCTTGTTTTCACCAGAACTTCCACCACGGCTTCTTCTCTTTCGCCGCAGCAACCTCATCCCGAAACTCCTGCATCAATCTCTTCGTTTCCTGCATCTCACGTAACGTCTTCATAAGCGTCTCATCCCGCGCTTCTAATCGTTTTTCCACTCGTTCATTGTGCGATTCTATACTCGCTTTGATTTCCTCGTTACTTTGCTTGGCCTGCTCACTTAAGCGTTTCTCCATGGCTAACATACTCTGATTCATTTCTTGCGCCATAACGCTGTACTGTTCCTGTAATTGCTGTTTAATGTGGAATGGCACTAAGTCCGTTTCCTCAGGCTCTTCTTGAATCAGATCCGGATTAACTTTCTCTATTTGCTGCGCAATCATCTTCGCCGCCTTTTCTAGCGTCATACCGTCATGCTTACTCAGTTCAATTAATTTCTCAATAACCATAATGTCATTGTCTGTGTACTGGCGTCTGCCACGATTATCTTTCTTTACTGCGAATCCTTCGCGTGATAATACTTCCATGTACTTTCTAAGGGTGCTATCACTTATTCCTAGTCGTTTATATACTTCGCTAGCCGAATAAACAATTTCGTCCGTCATAACGTCACAACACCTCCTAGTGACAGTATTCCATTATGATTAAGAAATTCCTGCAAATAAAAAAAGCCATGTATACACATGACCTTCATAGCATAATTGTTTCTATATAAAAAAAGAACTAATTTTGCTTGTTTTTTCGGTTATCTTTTATGAACTCGACAGTCCAAGCAATTATAACTGCGAATCCAAACAGTACGCTTAATCCTGAAATCGTGAAATAGCCGAGGCTTTTAGCGGTTACATTGATGGTAAAGGCAACGCATAACAAAATTAATGCGAATAACCTTTTCTTTCTTTCTTCTGACAAAATAATCACCTCTTTTTAATACCTAACTTTATTATATATCTATAGTCTAACGCTGTCGAAAGACTTTTTTTATTCTGTTTTCCAATAACTTATCTGTACAATAGCACGCACAAAAAAGAGAAAATATGATAAAATGATACAAGAAAAACCGCTAGGTGTTGCACCACCTAACGGCTCTTTCTTAATTCTTTTTACGTGAGATAGAGAATTCTATTTCCCACTTTCCATCTTTTAGCTTAATGCTAAAGTGGAAATCCGAGGAAGCGACTAGCCAAGTTGCAATTGCCATAACTGCGGTTGATACGTCGCTTCCGCCTATTAAGTTTAAAATTTCGTTTACATTCATTTTTAATTTCTCCAATAAACAGACAATGACATAATGTCATTGTCTGTTTATTGACGTTTGCCACGATTATCTTTCTTTACAGCGAATCCTTCTCGTTGCAATACTTCCATGTACTTTCTAAGGGTGCTATCACTTATTCCTAGTCGTTTGTATACTTCGCTTGCGGAATAAACAATTTCGTCCGTCATAACGTCACAACACCTCCTAGTGACAGTATTCCATAGCCTTATACTAATTCCTTCAATTATAAACCGATATTTTTTCCCATAATTTGCTATAATATATAAATATGTATATTCATCAATACTATTTTATATAAAAGGTAAGGAGAGTTTGCGTTATTATGTATACAGATTCAATAGAATATTTAGCAGAACAAATCTATCACCATAAAACAAAAGAATACTTTAAGGAAGTGCTAATTTCATACACAAATGGCAATAACAGATCTGCAGTAGTTATGTTATACTCCGTAGTGATTTGCGACTTAGTTTATAAATTGCAAGAACTAAAAGAAAAATATGATGACTTAACTGCTTCAGATATATTAACAAAAATAAAAACAGAACAACAGCAGCACCCTACACGTTCAAATTGGGAAAACACACTAATTACAGAAGTAGGTAAAAGAACTAATTTACTAGAAGGTTATGACGGTGTGAACATTTCGTACTTAAGAGAACATAGACACTTATCAGCTCACCCTGTCTTAGACCAATTAGACATCTTGTTTAAACCAAATAAAGAAACCGTAAGATCTCACATTCGAAATATGTTAGAAGGTGTTTTATGTAAATCACCATTGTTATCTAACAAGATAACAATAACATTTTTAAATGATATCGAATCAATAAAAGATACTCTCATAAATAATGATGAGTTGAATAGATATATAACTAGTAGATATTTAAGTAGGATTAACAAACCATTAAGTCAAAAGTTATTTAAGGATTTATGGAAATTTACATTTAAAGTAACTGACGAAAAATGTAATAATAACCGTCGCATTATTTTTCGATCTTTAAAAATAATGTTTGAAAGTGACAAAAATCAATATTTAGAATTAATTCAGAATGAAAAACCGCACTTTAGTACAATCACTCTTGATAATGAAGATATTTTATATCATTTACAAGCACTTTTCTCAAGCTACCCTTCTCTATACGATTTAATGGAGGAAGAATTACAAGTACTTCTTAAAGAAAAAGCCACCACTGATAGAAAAATATTTTTAAGAAGTATTTATTTAAATGATAATGTTAAAGATCATTTTAAAAATATATACGAAAATATTCAAAGCGAAGAATACCAGCATTTTACCATTAGAAAATAAAGAGAAGGAATTCTTGTACAACTTTTCAAATAAAAACGGTTATATTAAAGAATTCTTAGATTTTATGATACTTCTTTTTAAAGAAAGTAAAAGTTATGATTCGGGTGATTTGAGATTCTCTCGCTACATAAAATTATATTTAGATGAGTTTACTCTAGAACAATTTAAAAACATTTTAGATGCTATAAATTCAAATCATCAATTATCAGATCGTCGTGAAGCAATTGGACAAGATAACACTATTATAAGAACTGCTATTGAAAAAAACTATCCAGACAAAATAAACTACAATGATTACCCTAATTTTAAATTAAAATGATGACAAACAAACACTGTTAAGCGTGTATAAAAAACTCTGCCTTTTGCCGAGTTTTTTATACACTTTTTTCGTAAAATGCGAATTAAAACAATTACACTAATAATATATTAAATTGCTTTAGCTATCTCAACAAGTAATCTCATAAACAACGGAATCATTTGAACTACTATATAGCCGATACCTGCACGACTTATTAGCGAGAATCCGCGCTCTTGGCTACCCACCATAATGAACAAACCACCGCATAACGCTACAACGGATGCAATAGGATAGGACACTGCTTTAATCAAGAAAATAACTGGCTCAAATGCATTTACAATACGATTGTATAATTGACCATCTATATAATTTTTAATCGCCCCATCGTTGGACTGCACGTCTTTAAATACTTCATTTACATCTGGATTATTTCCATCCGCAAATACATGAGGAATATCTATAATGTTGCTGAATATAATAGCACTACCGATCACAATACTTATTCGCGCCGCCACGGGTGCGTATTTTTTTGCTTTCTTTTTGAACAAGCCCCACTTTTTCTTTGTCCCGTAGTTACCATCCATAAAATCCTTGATGCTCATTGTCTCCGCTGCCATATGGACCATCTCCCTATTTTTAATGGAAATCAGTAACCGTAAAGATGTTGCAATCTAATCCCTCACAAAGCTTATGGAGTTGCTTTCTGCGATATTCTGTCGTGGTGTACCAAATAAATTTAGGTGGCTTCTCAAACACATTGCATTCAATTAACTTGCGATACTTTTGCATCTTGATACGGTTCGCGCTCATCTTTTGCTCATGATCTACCTCTACAATGTGATAACGGCCATTATCCGTGAATAGTGCATCTGCAATTATGGAAACGATACCCTTCACATTCATCTTAACTTCCTGTTTCCACGTTTTCGGGCATTCGTAAGCGATGTAGATGTCATTCCTCATAATGTAATGGCGAAATTGATTCGAACGCTTGAGTATCTTCCTACTTCCGATACGTTCACGCCCTTCCTTGTTAAGGTAATAAATCTTTTCTCCATCTCTAAAGCTAGACACATATTCTTCAATCCCCTTCATAACACGAGAAGCATTCCTGTCACCTCCGAGATCATGAAGTACCTGGATTTGCTTCCTGCTAAGAAAGCCGAGTTTCTTCAAGCTCAAGAGTATACTTTCCGTTCGCGCTTCCTTCATTGCTAACTTTTGCATTTTCATGCTCCTTTCTCGCTCTGATATTGATGTGTGGCTTTATGATGTTATCAATCTGCTTATTATCGATATAAACTGTCTGCAGGACCTTCTTCTCGTTCGTTTGATATATAGCCCTTCCCTTTATGTTGGGAAGACTCTCTGCGCCACCCTCATCTAAAACGGCACGGCTCCCTGCCTCTGTTTGTAATCTAAAGCAAACACGAGCACCAATGTTTTGACGCAGTTGTGACGGCATAGCGCTATTCGTCGGATATTGGGTTGCGTATATTAAACGGAATCCAGACGCCCTGCCACGACGACCAATATCAACAATAATGTCCTGGCACTCCTGATATGGCGCTATATCGGCCGCTTCATCTACGATTACAAAATACCGTACTGGATCCCCGGCTTCTTTTATATCTTCGTATCCTTTTTCTAGTAAGTATTCGTTTCTAGCATTCAGCCTATCTTGCAATTCCCTTAGAGTCTCAAGGGCTTCCTCTGGATTCTTCGCAATTGATTCGACTTGATTTAGGAATCTGTATCGGTTGAAAGAGAGACCACCCTTCAAATCGATGAGAAATAGCTTTGTATTTTCTGATTGGTTGCGTACCAGGGCTGTAATAATCAGTTTCAATACATTAGATTTCCCCATATCCGTCATGCCGGCAGAGATCATATGTGATAACTGGTCAAAGTCATGTTTTACCAATCCATCCCTTGTATAACCAATAGGTACTTCCCATCCCCTACATTGCTTCATCATCTCTTCCTCAAATTTCACGAAATCAGGAATCCCTTTCTCGTAAACTCGTATTTTAAGTAACCCATCGTAAGACAGTTCAATTTCCTTTCTAACGAGTTTTTTCTTGTTTATGATGTTTTGTATTTGTTTTAAGATATCTTTTCGCAGTCGAAGAGATTTGAAGTCTTGTAGTTTAAAATCATAAACTTTGCTCTTGTGATTTAATCCATCTTCTAAATGTTGTATCTTTTGTTCAAAATCGGAGAAGCTAAGACCGAGTGGAATCCTATACGCATACTCAACTCCCCATTCATTCCTCGTTTTACGAAGCAACTGTATAGTCCTGGTTTCTTTCCCTTCTTTAACTTTTAATCCACAGTTAGCGCAGATCCTTTGAATCTTAGAAGCATCATTTGTTGCTCCTTTTTGATGCATTTTTGATAGAAAAACTACACCACCGACTGCAGCTGAACTTACTAACTCAAATATCACAAACCTGCACCACCCCTCATGTATGTTTTAGCAAAAACAGTCCCTGCTAATTAGAAGAGAGAATAATAGCTATGAATCATTGAAAATACTAATCTTTTAATGTCTGAAGCAGTATACTGTAAACGAATTCTATTCGGAATAAGTGAAACGAAGTTTTGATAGGCTATTAATTTGGAACTGAGAATCGTAATTTGTTTGGTATGGTAAAAGGTATTGTGTACTGTTTGGTCTTTATGTCAGTTTTTTTCTCGCGTTTAAAAAAATGACGAAAAGGGCAAGCTATCCATGAGGTGGTAAAGGTGTTTGGATTAGGCAAAAAACGTAGTAAGTTTGGCAAATGGCTAGACAAACAAGGAATCACACAAGGGGAATTGGAGAAGGCCGCTAAGTTGAGCAGGGGTACTATTTCAAAAGTGTGTAATGATAAAGAATACGCACCTAAATTTTCGACTATATCCCAAATAACAAGGGGATTGAAAAAGTTAGGGAAAAACATAAATGAAAACGATTTTTGGATGTAGCTTCACTAAAACCAGTGGGGCTATTTTTATTTATTTTGAAAAACCTCTTCATAAAAGAACATACATTCGTATATAATAAGAACTAACGTTCTGTTATTTAGGGGGAATAACGGTGTATGACTATTCAATATTGCCAAACCGAATTGTTTTATGTGTAGATCTTCGTAGCTTCTATGCTTCAGTCAGTTGCATCAAGATGGGATTAGACCCACTTCATACTAAGTTAGCTGTAGTCGGTGATGTGAATAGGAGTGGTTCAATTGTTTTGGCTGCAACTCCACCATTAAAAGCGTTGGGTGTTAAGAAAATGGCAAGATTATACCAGATACCACGTCGCAAAGATATCCTTGTGGTAAACCCAATTATGAGCACTTATATAAAATGCTCTAATTTTATCACTAAGTTAGCTCTACAATACGTGCCTATTGAGGATTTCCACCAATATTCCATCGATGAGTTTTTTATGGATATTACGGATAGTATTCATTTGTTTGCTAACGACCCATACGACTTCGCATTAAAATTCAAGCGTGAAATATATGCAAAGACACGAATCGAATGCACGATAGGAATTGGTCCTAATCCTTTAATGAGCAAAGTGGCTTTAGATGTGGAAGCAAAGAAAACAAAAGATTGCATAGCATATTGGAAATACGAAGATGTACCCATAAAATTATGGCCAATACGACCACTTAGTAAGTTTTGGGGGATTTCGGGTAAAACAGAAGCGAAGTTAAATCGAAAAGGAATTCATTCAATCGGAGACTTAGCGCAATACCCACTCAAATACTTAAAGCAAAACTTCGGGGTCATTGGTGAAGAATTACACTTACATAGCAACGGCATAGATTTTAGCCGCATATCAGAAAAATACGTTCCAGCAACAACTTCTATTGGTAAAAGCCAAATACTTATGCGTGATTACACTATAGAAGAGTTTCCAATTATTCTACTGGAACATATCGAGGAAGTTTGTTATCGAATGCGAAGGCAAAACAAACTAGCTCAAACTATTCATTTTTCTATTGGTTACAGTAAAAATTACGCTGGCGGTTTCAGAAAAACTCACACTATGAACCGACCAACCAATTTAACAATGGATATTTATAAGATTTGTACATATTTTTTACATGAGTTTTATACTGGGGAACCCATTAGAACCATCAATGTTTCTTTAACTAACTTAATCAATGAAGGCGAAGAACAAATCTCACTATTCGATAATGTAATACAACGAGAAAAAGAAATGAAACTAACTAAAGTAATGGACGAAATACGCACTAAATTTGGTAAGAACAGCATCTTAAGAGGAATTTCGTATACAAATAGTGCAACAGCAAGATACAGAAACACATTGTTAGGGGGACATAAAGCATGAATAACGCTAATATGCCAAAAGGAAGAGGAATGGTTAAATGGACTCCGTTCGCAGCGATGCCAGAGCAATTCGCAGGTATCCGTGAGATTATTAAAGACAAGACAAAAGTAGAACGCCCTACATTAACCCAGGATGAACAAGAACGTATTGAGAATATGCTATTATGTTCGCTGCTTTCTGAAGAAGAAATATTGATTACATATTATGAAGATGGATTTTTACTTACTAGCTATTTGACTGTCATTGATATTGATCCGTTGAATAAATCTATAATTTGTACGGATGCATTTTATAATAAAATAACGTTGAAATTTATTGATATTATTGATGCGAAATAAAAAAATATTTTTACATTTCCCTCCTTAAATTGGTATGATTTACTTGTTTAAAAAAGGGGGGGGAGATTTTTGAGTTTAAATATGTATTTAGGGGAAGTGCATACACAAACACAAGATATGAATGCTGTATGTACCGCTACCATTCAAGGTATGGAACAAGTTATTCAGTCGATTGATGCTTTTGCAATTGATACTGTTCTACAAGGACAAACATATAGTAGTGCCAAAGCATTTTTTGTACAAACCTTCCGTCCCTTAGCCCAAGGGATTATTTACTTGTGTGAAGAACTAATTCATCAGAATGATGCCTTTCCAAGTCAATTTCAATCACAGGTCGCTTCAACTGATGTAATTGAACAAGAAATATTAGAACAAATTCGAGAAATTGACCGAATGAAGGCAAGTATGGAAGCTATCAGTCAAGCTATGCCGATGCCAAGTATGGACGCTATGGCGAATCTTTTTACTGTCATGAGACACAAACTTCAAGAAAAGTTAAATCACCTATATGAATTTAATCAAGCGTCTAGCAATAACTATGCTACAGCACTTCAACTAGCTGCGAGTATCGCACAAGGTCTTGCGGAAGTGCAAAGTGGCAAAGGATTTAGTCCTGCAAGCGGAACATTTAGTACGCAAGTGTTGAATATGGAGTGGACTACTTCTATTCAAGCGATTGAAGAAGATAGGAAGCGTCAGGCTGACAATTCAATCGAAGAAGGTGCAATGTGTGGTAAACTTTCTTCGGAGGAAAAAGGATTTGATGGTAAAAAATTAGCTAGAGATATTGCTGGTGAAATAAGTGGTGAATACGATGTTCGTCGTGCTTGGGACGGTATCGATCCATCTACTGGCGAAAAACTTTCCACTTGGGAAAGGGTTTTTGCTGGAGGAATGGCTGTAGCTGGTCTTACACCAGTCGGAAAAATTGCCAAAGTTGGCAAAGGGGTAAAAATGACTGCGAATGCAGTTGAAGCTGCTAATACTATTAAAAAAGCTGATCGTGCCTCAGACATAAAAAAATATGCTACAAGTATCGATCATCAAGTAACTGAAATAGAAAAAGCGAATTTACCACCTTGGATTGGAGATTCATTTACAGATGGAGTATTTAGAACTGTAAAAACTAATGAAGAGGTAACATTATATCGTACATTTGGGCATAGTGCTGATGCAGGCGGTGGTTTCGCTACAACTGTCCCCGCTCAAAATCGAATACAAGCGAAACTAGATACAGCTCTTTTACCGGAATGGAAAAATAGTAGAATGTATGAGGCTACGATTAAAGTTCCGGAAGGCGAAACTCTTAATCTTGGAAAAGTAGCTGAACAATACACAATGAGCGGGACTACGTTGAAAGGTGGTGGAGATCAAGTTTTACTTCCACAAAACTGGCCTTTAGAATGGATTTCAGATGTACGAAAAGTACCAAATAAGTAATTGAAATGAAAATGGAGGTATTTAAATGCTTACACAGGACCAAAATATTACTGAATTAAAAAAACAAATGAATAACATCATTCAAACTCTTGAAAAAGAAAATCAAGTAAAAGGCAAAAGAATGATTGATGATATAATTAAACGCTATAAATCAGCTGTAACCATTTTAGAAACTAAAGAACATACTTCACTATCTAGAGTGGATTTCAAAATTTTTGGTGGAGTAAGAGCATATCTTGATTCTTCAAGTGACTATGACAACCCTGTATTAGGTGAAATGCATAAGGTAGAACAATCACTTCAAAGTATATTAAACGAAAGTAAATAATATTAGACCGCCCTTCCCGAAAAAAGGGCGGTCTTTTTCTTCTCACTTCACATACACATAGGCTTCATTTGCAGTAATATAGTATGTTTTCCCTTTGCTATTGTGAACTTTATATTGTGGTGATCCATTGACAAAAAAGGCTCCCCATTAAGGACAGCCTTTGTTTTTTACCAAACTATTCTTTTATTTTATTTCTTAATATACTCGTAAAACCATTTCCCTTCAGGTCTAGTATCCATCCACCAAGTAATTTTATCTAATTCAGAATTAGGTAATACCTCAGTTTGTAAGTACGCTATACCAGTTGATGGATCAGAGATAACTTGTCCTTTAGTTCCGCGTTCAGTCATAGCGTTTAACACTTCCGGAACCAATGAAACGCCAAATCCGCCAGATTTAACATATTGATAACCGCCATTAGAAACAGTTTGCTCTGGCTGCTTTTCTTCTGTAAACCAAGATAAAGATTTGCTACCAATCAATTCATTTAAATCACATTTACCAATACCAGGTACATTTCCTGTTTCAGTGTATTGCCAGATATCGCATGAATAAGCTGGTCTGTTACCACCATATCGAGGAATCCACACAAAGTCTGATTTTACATTTACCATTCCAAACGGAGCATACATATGATGGCCAACATATAAACCAACTTTTTGAGCACCTAATCTGCGTAATTCATCAATAAACGCTTGTGCACCGGCTCTCATATCATTCATTGTTTTTACTTCCACATCCGCAACCCAGACTGTCGCACTCTTGTCTCCGCGATTCCAAAAGTCCCTAGCTTCTATACGTGCATCATTTTCAGAAACGAAACGACAGAATGCATAATTCCCAAAAGGAATACCGTGCTGCTTCATAGCTTGTACATATCCTTTATATAATGGGTCTACATAATTTGAACCATCTTGTACACGGGCGATAATAAAATCAATGTGTTGTTTTGCTACAGGCCAATTAATATTGCCATTCCATTTTGAAATATCTACAATGTGCCCCATTATTGAACATCTCCCTTTTTCTCTTCTTGTTTTTGTTTACCACCTAAAATTTCAACTGCATTTGTCAAAGCTTGTGGCAACGGAATACCCATTCGACCAGCATTTTCTAAAAGTGATAACAACTCATTCCCAATAAAGAAAAAGATTGTTGCTTCTCGGATTGCGCTATTGCTCCCGAATGCTGAATCTAACTGAGCTGCCACTCCAACCAAAAGAAAAAGCACCACCTTTTTGGCGATGCCTTTGAAACCAACTTTACTTTTCAATTCTCCGTTATATCCTGCTGCAATCATGCCAGTTAAATAATCAATAACTGCCATCGTCACTAAGATTTTCAATGTTGCATCCCATCCTCCCAAAAAATACCCACAGAAGCCACCAAAAGTGGCAATAAAAATTTTTAATAGTACATCAATACGATCCACATTCTTTCCTCCTTTTCAAAATAAAAAAGACCAGCTATTGCTGCTCCTGCTTTGTTTGTCTGTTATTTTCATTAGTTGGTGTTGGCGGCTCTTGAGATGGATAATTCCCTGTAAGTGATGTATAACACTCTAAGCAAATATTCTTTTTCGCAAACCCCATATCCAGTGTGTACAGACGCGCGCCACGTTTACATATTTCACACAACGTAGCAATTCGAAACTTTACTGTCCCATCCATCTCTCTCCATACTTCAACCCTGCTAATACCTTGTAGAATACCTGCATTATTTAACATATCAGCAGGTATTTGAACAAAAACTCCTGTCTCTGTTCGCTCTGCATCCACCAGCCTCCCCATAAAAGGAAAGCTTTCACCTGCTTGAAGTGGCATCATTTGATTCTCATTCATTCCTACTTCCCCTTTCTATCCAAGTGCGTTAAATTTCCAACCACTTGGAGTACTCACATAAAAACCCGCTCCAGCATTACCGTCTGTAAAACGAATATGCCCCCATTGTTGGAATCCACCGCCACCTAAGTTAATTCCCTGCATTGCTCGTATATTCCTAAAGATTTTCACTTCTTTTTCAGTACTTATATCAAATGTTTGTCCGTCTGCTGCTGGAGCTATATTATTATTCACACCACCTACAGCAAGTGCGTTAAACGGCTGAATGCCATCTGCTCTTTCTGCTGCAGCACGATCCCAATTATACATAGATGCATATTTGCCACTGTATAGCGTTACACCACTTACACAAATCGCTGTCCCTTGTCTCATGTCAGCATTTCCAGAGCAAACTTTAATAATCAATGCATGTTGTTGCGGAATATAGTTTGTCGGCACTTTGAAAGTAAAAGAATACCTTCTGATTTCTCCGTAGAATGTAGACGGCTCAGGGAAGTCCATCTTTTGTTCACTCAATATTTCGTAACTTACGTTGTCTCGGAATTTAACACAGCATACGTGTATTCTCGGTTTCCCTGTCTTACGTACGCCATTTATCATGGCAGTTCTAAAATGAGCGGATGCTGTATATTCGTTACCAGGATGTATACCGTTATTCACAATTGCTTCTGGATAGTTATACATATCTACCCTTGCAGCATTCACCATTTGCTCGTAATCGAATATATGTGTATTCTTTTCTATTACGACATTTCCCCATGACTTCCAAGTAAGGCCGTATCCACCTTCAAACCCATAATAATCTGAATTGCCAATGTTTTTCTTTGTAACACTAGAAAAGTCTGGATCAGCTATTAGGTTTCGTCTTGATACTGCAGTTGTTTTTGTACCCCATTCGTCTTGGAATAGGAAATCTAGCATTTTAACAGTTACACCATCTTTATCAATGGTTATCTTATCACCATCAATTCTAATAAGATTTGTGTCAATGCCTTTTGCTGTTAACCATTTGACCATTGTATCGGCATTAATATTCAGTTTCTCAGCGTCGATTGTAATCTTACCAGGTGACATATTGATAGAAGTAATGATACCGTCTTTTAAAATTTGTGCTAAGATCCCTTCATCTAACACTTCTAACCTAGATTCCGTTTTCTTTACATAGACATTATAAGTCTCATTTATAAACGTTTCTTGTTTTCCAGAGATGATTGAAACGCCTTTTTCAGTAGTACTAATACTTCTTTCTAATTCAGTTACTTTTTTAGTGTAATCTTCAGTTGCTATCTTATCGGCCATTTCTTCCATGAGTTTATCTTTATCTACAATATCAACAGGGTTCTCCATAAATGAAGAAGGTTTATCGCCGATCTGTAACATAGGTTGCGCTACCCACAGTCTTCCATTTCTACGCAGCCAGTATTGTACTTGTACTTTTTTCGTTCCTTCTACAAGTAGACCAAACACATGATGTCTTACCCACATTCCTTGTGTTAACGTAATCTCTTGTCCGTATTGCTTTAACACATTTCCATTTGCATCTAAGCATTTCAGCTCCATTTTCGCACCATTATCAATGCTAGACTTATTATCTGTATAAAAGTATGCAGAAAAAACGTAATTCCAACCAGGTCCGGCATTTATAACTTCATGTGAAGCACCTCTGTATACGTCTGCTGTATTTCCCGTGGAGATTGTACGAAGTGTATTACAACCCTTATATAAAACGGTTGTATCTCTTGTTGTGCCTGATTGAAGAATCCAATATTTTGTATCATTCTTCCAAAGAACATTCCGTAATACAGTTTGATTACCGATTCCGCCAACATAATCTTCAACATCTTTTATTTCAACTTTTCCTTCCAAAGCTTTTGCAGTAGTTTCCCAACCTGCTTTAGCCTCTTGTAACTGCGTACCTTGTTCAGTTTGTATCTCTTGTAAACTGGTAACATTTTCTTTAATACCGTCCGCTGTTTTCTCTACAGTAGTCACACGCTGGCTAAAATCGACTTGTGTTTTTTCTACCGTTTTAATACTTTCTTTAATACCATTCACACTTTTTTCAATCTCGGTTGTTTTTTTAGTGAATTCCTCATTCGTTACTTGATCTTCTGGTGCTGGTGTCCATGCAGTCGGTACTGTGCCAACTTCTAATTTAGGCTTTTCAATTAACACGTCTCCTGTGAAATCACGTCCTAAAGCGTAAACTAAAATCTCTTTAATAGGCTTATCCATTACTACAGCACTCGCTGTAAATCTTTCCTGTTTATACTGTTTACCTAGTGTTAGACGGTTTTCTATACGGCAGCTAGGATAATGGAATGTATTGTCTGTGAAAGTAATCTTTACTTCGAAACCAACCCATTTATTCGTTGTACCCCATTCAGTAACCTTACCTGTAAATAGAAAGCTCATAGCAATGTTCTTGCCCTGCATTAAAGTAACCGCATCCTTCGCCACACCAAAATAGGTATGAGGCTTATTTTCTCCAGTCTTCACTGAGTGGGATTTAATAGCTGTTTCTAGTAATAGATTTCGGATACCAATTTCCGTATTATCAACTTTCTTTTCTACACTTGTTAACTTTTCACTGATTTCCCCAGCTTTTTCTTCTATTTCAGTAGTTGTTTTCTTTAGATCATTTGTTGTTTGCTGCACCTCAAAGATTTTCTTTATTGTGCCTTCGGAAGTCTCTACTACTGTATTTAATTTCTCAGTGATCTCACCGTTTTTTTTCGTTAACGAGTCAATAGATTTAGTAAAACCTTCGTTGGTTTGTTTCATTTCAGAGACAGTTTTGTCAATTTCACCTTGAGAGTTTTGTACATTTTTAATAGTTAAAGAAACTTCTTGAAGGTTTTCTGTTACTTCCTTGAATTGACCAACAGTTTCATTTTGTGCTTCTTCCACTTTCTTATTTAATTCTTCTTTTGTAAGTTGAATATCTTTATTTACCTGCTCCATTGTTTCTTTCTTGATAGTTTCTGGATCAGGAATAAGAAGCTCCCAATCTTTCCCGTTCCATACTTTTAAAATACCTGGTTTACCGTTGCTAATATCTCGCCATATCATATTACCAATTTGAAGATTCTCTGTGGGCGGCTGCTTAGATTCAATGATATTTACAGTATTATTTTTTAGATTTTCTTGAACTTTTTCAGCGAGTGTTTTCGCTGCTTCGGATTCTTTCTTAGCATTACTAGCTGTTTCGTTTGCGTCTTTCACTAATTTATCTAACTGATTTATCAGCTCTTGTTTATTACCTAATGAGCCCAAGATTCGATTGTAAATTTTTCGTAGTTCTTCGTTTGGATCAGTAATTTCGCGATAATTACCAAACACATATTTATCTTGTGTAGGGTCCGTAAAAGATTCATCACCAGCAATTACACGTGCTTCAAGGTATAACTTAGGTGTGAATCCTGTATCTTTGATTCGAATCATATCGCCCTCATTAATTAGTTCATGTGCTAGTCCGAAAATACGTCCAATCGATTGTGCTTCTACTTCATAAGAAACTGAAGAATTGACACGCTTCTTTAATTCCGTCTTCATCAAAGTCATTAATCGCTGCGGTGTCATATTTTGGTCTTCTGTTTCCGGAGTGTAGAAACCAAATTTATGCTTACCATGCGCATTCCAGCGTTGAAAGGCATCACTATCTGTAATATAAAGAAGCCCGTTATTAATACTCTCAATCGTGATAAGTTTATCACCTTCGCCCCGTACAAATCCGACTAAGGCGGTACAAATATCCCTGGAATGTTCAATGCGTCTAACGCCTACTAAGTCTTTTCCCAGAGTTATTTCCTTCCCTGTTTCTCTTCCTCGTTTCTTTATCATATCAACGTACCATCCAGTAATTCGAGAACCAGATACTTCAACACGATATTGTATTTCCAACTCAAACAAAGCCGCAATTTTCTTTAAAAAAGTGAGGGGATCGATAAATTCATCAATAGTCATCGTGTGGAATGAAGAATAATCCGTTATTCCACGTTGCCATTTTGAATCGGCAAGAGCAATATCAATAAACGTATTAACTGTTTCGCTCTCTATACGTTGAGGTTTAATAATCCCATCTTTGGCTATTTGAACCCAGGCACCAGAAGCATGTACAGTGAGCGATTTATCATCAGAGTCTTTTTCTACTTCATTATTGATAACATATGGAACAATGCGACCATCACGCACTTCCTTTAAAACTAAGTTCTGCTGCTGTAATGTAACTGCATGTGGAGTGCCGTCAAAAGTTTTGAACTCTAGCATATCAATGTTATTTTTTATTTCCCAATGACGGTTATCAGCCCAGTAGTCCTTTGGTTGAATAGCTGATATAATCTGATCTGTTTTGAAATCAACAACATGAAGTATTCCGCTTGGTGTTCTCATCTGAATCGCTCCCTGTATTTGACCCTTGCTGTTCCGATATCAGAAGGCATAATCTCAAGTTTATTAGTGCCTCTATTGATAACAGGGAAATTACTGAAAATGTCCTTAATGTTAATCGCATTCTTTCCTTCAATTGTTACATGACTGTTTTCTGTGTCGATCACGACTTTATCACCAACATCTACTATATAAGGCGGTGTATTTTTCGTATTTAAATTCACTTTCCAAAACTTCAAATCACTAACTGACATTGCTTCTACTGGTGGAACGTCTTGAAACTGCATGATGCTAATCTGAATTTGTGCTGCTTTTTCCATATGATAGTTTTTTTCATCCGTCCAACGTGCAAATCGTTCTGAATCATCTTTTTCTGTACCTGGAAGGAATTTTGAAATATACGCTTCCCATACATTTCCTGTCCTTGCTATCCACAATCGACCAAAATACTGATTCCATGTATTCGGATAATCGCCACTCTCATAAATTAAACCTATTTTCCCTGGCTTATTGTCATATCCAATTACCATTGTCCCGAAATTTTGTTCAGCTTGCCAAAAGAGATCGTTCATAGCAATTTTTGAAAGTACCTTGCTATTTTCATCCAGTATCGCTATCTCAACTCGTCCCATTTCATTGATTTTTTTACTCTTACATGTAACGTAGGCTTGCATAATAAAGTCTTGTACTGGACCGCCAGGGATACTCTTTTTAACGGCTGCGCCGTGCCACCCTTTACCCGCAGTACCAAAATCAGAACAATAGAATTGGTATTTATCTGATTTCATTTCACCTACTGGTTCACCATCTTCCATCGAGCTGACCTTACTCCACCCTACAGTGGTAGCCATTTCATCCCATATAAGCCTTTGATTTCTTTCTACAGGTGTTTCCACAGTTTTTAACGGCATTCCGATACGAAAATAATCCCGATCATTTAAAGATGTCTCGCCAAACCATACGTCTAGAAAAGTATTTGGTTTTGTAATATCAATCTCAATGATAGGATTAGAATGAACCGTTCCTTTATTTTGAACACTCGCAACTAACCCACTAACATCTTTTTTAAAGTCAACCGTTTGCTCTTTTCCTAACTTATATGGCATTGGACAAATGAAAGTTAAAGTACCTTCACCTAGATCAACTAACTGGTCTAAATCTAAAGTTTCATCTACGACAGCTAAAAACGTACGATCTTTTTCATCATCAAAAATAAGCTCGCACGGTTGATCCGTAACGAGCCAATCTGCTATTTCTTCTTTTAGTTTTTCAGCTTCTTCAGCTGAATCATATAATAATGCAATAGGAACTAAAATCTTTCTCATTTTAGTTTGTGTGCGTAGTAACCTACCTCCTGGATAATGCGAGACTTCAAGAAACATATGATCCAAAGGAGCCCATGCAGGGCGCTTTTTACCCTGCAGTGGAATTACATTTGGATTCCTTTTCCCGTTAAAACTAAAGAAGCTAATTCCCGCCATATCATCACCTACCTAAAATACTTTCAATCTTTCTTTCTCGCTTTCTTGAAACTTACTAACATCTGAGTAGATTTCCTTTGCTATTTCTCTGCCGTTTAAATTAACTTGCAAAATAGTTGGGCCTTGTGATGCATATTGTTGTGCTCCAGCTTGTTGAGTTAATGGTAAAGATCCCATTATTCCGTTAGCAATCGCATCGAATGTTTGTTTACGAAGAGGTAAAACCGTTTCGTCATATCCTCTCGCGTCACCTACACCAATTAAAGTAGGATTCCCAGGTTTAATTAACGCGCCATTTGCAGCCCATTTGACTCCAATAGATGGGAGCCCACCCGAAGCCCAGTCAACCGGATTTAACGAACCACTTACAGAGAATTTTGGAGTAGGAATATGAATCCCCTTAAACAATCTACTAAATGCACTCCCTAATTCCCCAGCCATACCGGAAATACCATCAATGATCCAATTTATAAGCTTTTTCCCCATGCCAGCCCAATCAATACTACTAATACTGTCAATTGCCCATTTACCAACTTCTTTAAACTTATCAACCATCCATCCTCTGGCAGCATCGACTCCTTCAAGAATAAGTTTAATTAACTCTTTCCCCGCAGAAAATAAACCAATGGCAATGGCTAATAAAACTAATCCAATTACTTTTAATATTAGTTTTCCTAGCTTTTCAGTAAAATCACCCTCTTTTGAGTTTGCTCCGTCTGCCATTCTATCGATCATATTTTTCCCTGCATTTTTTATTTCTGGTTTTTCCGGGACTTGGTTGAACCAATCTTTGATTACTTGCCACCAACCCTCTAGTTTATCTGTTATATTCTGTTTGGTTTCATCCCACCATTTACCCATGGAATTCCACCACTCATTAAGGCTATTACGGATTTCAGCAGGTCTCGTATTAAACCAATTTGATATAGAGTTGCCCCAATCGGATAATTTATTTTCTATATTCCCTTTTGTTTCGTCATACCAATTACTCATAGAGTTCCACCAATTAGTAAAC